CAATTACTATTGCTGGTGGTGTACCAACAGTAACAGGTATTGTTAATCCAGGTAAAGGATATGTTGTAGGTAATACTGTAACAATCAACTCACCTTCAGGAACTCCTGGTACTCTTGCAGTATATACAATCACTGATGTAACTGAAGCACATCCACAAGTTGGTTGTGGTACTGATGCTGACTGCTGCAAAGAATTTTTATGTGGTGAGACTTACTACCTTCGTTTGGATGTAAAAGGTTCTCCTGCATTACGTTTCTTAAACCACAATGCTTATGCAACTGTTGACGCATACACAGGATGTTGTGCACCAGATGCTATTGCTCCAACTGCAGTTGACTCAACTGAAGTAATGATCAAATGGGCTAATGCAATTGTAAATAACCCAATCATTGCTCCATTTATTCAACCAGTTGTACAAGCTGAAAATGGTCAACTATTATATGCTCCAGGAACATCTGCTGCTTTCTTAGCTGCAAATGGTGCAACTACTTGGGATTTATATCCTGCTACTGCTCACGTAGATGGTAGATGTGCTGGTCTTATCCTTAACGGTGCTTATGTTGACACAAGATTTGGTGACTGTACATTCCAAGTTTCTGACTTCTATGAAAAAGAGCCAGTTAAACTTTATGCTTCTGAAGTAGACTATACAGGTGATCCTTGTTTGTTCCAAACACTTTGTGTAGTTACACAATGTGATGGTCTTCAAGTTCAAGGTCTTGGTGAAACAGTTCTTAGAGAACTTGTTCTTTCTGAGTCTTACAGACAAAACTTCTTGGCTACTGATTTCCGTATCCGTGAGATTACTCAAGGTAACCAGATCATTGGTGCAATTGACCGTGGAGCATTATACTACAGATATGTACTTATTCACAATGTACCACGTTTCAACAACCCATCTGGAACATTTGATAATGATCAGTATGCATTGACTATTTTCTCAACTAATCCAATTCCTACTTTTGTAAGTGATGTGACTGCTTGGTTAACTGGTTGTGATAATGCATGTAACGTTGAAGCATTTACTTGTAATACTGTATGTAATGTTGGTGTTAATTTCCCAGCACTTCCATTGTACAATCCTTACAATGTAGTTTCTTGTAACTAAGAGTAAAGAAGAATAAAAATCTAAAAGGGGAGAAGAGTTACAAACTCCTATCCCCTTTTTTTATTAAATACCTATGGCTAATCACGTATTAAGTTTAGAAGTTCCAACAGTCATGAATACCTGTGTCCTAAAAATTATGGATACTAGTGTATATTCTGATTTGTTACCAGGAGTAGTATGTCCTACACTAAATGTAACTGTTCCCGGATTTGCATACTCTGTGCAACTAGAAGGGACACCTATGACAGAATTTGTAGCAAGTGGGCATATAACACTAACAGCATGTGATCTTAACTTACAAACAAGTAATTGTGGAACACAGTATGCAAATTTGCCAGATGGTATTTATGTAATTAAGTATAGTGTATCTCCCAATGATCAGGTATTTGTAGAATACAATCATATGAGAATAAGCTATGCTCTTAATAGATATTATAAAACTTTATGTGAGGTAGATGCAAATGCATGTGAACCACCTCTCAAAACTAAACAAAGACTTGAAGCACTAGGTCTAATTAAAATGTATTTAGAAGCTGCTAAGGCTAAAGTAGAATACTGTCATGAGCCACAAAAGGGAATGTCACTATATAACTATGCACTTAAACTTCTAAACAAGTTAGATTGTGTAAACTGTTAATAATCTTAAAACCAACAAAATATGGCAACATGTCCAAACTGTAGAAACAAAATGTCATGCGGGTGTCAGAAGAGACAAGCATCAGATGGCAAAACTGTATGTTCTAAGTGTGCTAATACATATGAAGAACAATTAAAACAAAGACAAACAATGGCAACAGTATCTCAGACAAATCAAGTCTGGGGAAAAGATAGATATAATAAATAAACTATGACAAAATTTCCTCCTCCTGGACTCTCTGCATCATACTTTGGTTTTGAACCATGCTGTGGAGGAAATACGGTGTACTTTAGTTTTAATAGTACAACTGTACAACCTAACTTAGGTATTAATATATACAATGGTCCTTCAGCAATTGGTTATGATCCATTAACTGATAGTTATGTTCCTTTAACAAATCAATGTTATAGAATATTTAGAGGTGATGCTTCAGCTCCAGGAAATCCAATTAATGGGTCTAATTATGGAAACTTACAAATAGTACCCACTAATTTTGGAGGTAACTATATTTGGGATAGTACTACTACATATGAAACACCATGTGGTGATGAAGAACCTGGATTTTGTCCAGATTGTGTAGCTCAGTGTTATACTATATACTCATGTGATGGTAGTGTTCCTCCACTTACTACTAATACAGATTTATCAGCATATGTTGGTGGTAGTGCATCAATACAAGTAGATGCAGATTCTGGGTTTGATTGTTACATGGTAACTCTTGCTCCGGATTGTGATAATGCAATTACTGTAGTTGTAGATGGAGATATACCATGTCCATGTGCATGTGAGTGTTATGAAATAATTGGTACAGCAAAACTAGATTATGTTGACTGTGATGGCAATCCAGTAAGCACATTTGTAAATGGTTATTGGAAAGATTGTTCTAAAGTATATCCATTTACAACTCCAGCTGCTGGACCAAATCTTACAATTATAAATCATGGTGATTGTATAGATGGTTTATGTCCTACAGAATGTTATGAACTTGTAGACTGTGCTGGTATAGAAGATCCTATTTATACAACAGCTCAATCATTATCACCATTTGCATCATTAGGTCAAGTAGTAATTATAGATGGTTATACTAACTGTTGGACTGTAAATGATGTTGTAGATTGTGACTGTGCAATTGATGTTGTTGTAACTCAAGCATTTGCAGATTGTGCTACATGTACAGCAGGTCCAAATTACACACTTACAAACTGTGATGATTTGGGTACTACTATTTATACTTCAAATGATCTTAGTGGATATGTAGGTCAAGTAGTAGAACTCAGTCCAGATTGTCCAGGTTGTTGGATTGTAGATGTCTATCCAAACCCAATTCCATCAGATGTAGATGTAACTGTAGCTCAGGAATTTACAGATTGTGAAGCATGTAAGACTACTTATTATCGACTCACAGATTGTACAGATACAGAAGCTCCTATAATTACATCAACAGATCTTTCTGATTATGTAGGAAGTACTATCATTCTTGAATGGTGTCCTACTACTTGCTGGACAGTTTCTGTTTCTCAAACAAGTACAGGATCTGGAGTTCTTGGAGATATACTAAATGAATATAGTTCATGTTTAGAATGTCTTAATAGTTTTCCTTGTGTTTGTAAAAGAATTAAAAATCATGATGCAGTAGCTCATAACTATGATTATGTAGATTGCAATGGTGTAGTACAAACTATATCACTTCTTTCAGGAGAAAGATCTGATAGAATTTGCATGAAGTTACTTCTTACTTCTTTTGCAACAGATTATGTTGAAACATTTGGTAATTGTACTAATGGTGTATGTCCTCCTCAAATCTATCCAAAGAGAAATGTTGAACCAGGATATGTAACACCAATCTGTAGTACAGAAAAATATGAAAAGATAACTTGTAAGTCTGCAGAAGTATTATACAAATCTGTGCTTGAATTAAGATATGGCATTAGTAACTGTTGTCCTGAAGAAGATAACAAGTGGTTAATTAAAAAAGAACTTATAGATTTAGAAGCTCTAAGAGATCCAGAATACATGTGTGAAGTAAACACATGTGACTGCCCACCTTCAACATGTGGATGTAGCTGTGGAACAACACTTAGAACTTGTAATTCTCATTAATAATTAGTATATTATAGATATGAAACCTTTGAATCTAGATAACAAACCTTGCAGCCCAATTTCATCTAACTGTGTTATTTGGCAGGGTCCTGATATTCCGTGCATTAAACTATGTGCGGGTGATACAGTATCTGATGTAGTAGCTAAGCTTGCTGCAGAACTATGTACTGTTCTAGATATCTTGAATGTAACAAATTATGATTTGTCATGTTTCAATTTAACTGCCTGTGCACCAAATGATTTTCAAGCACTCATTCAGTTTTTAATTGAACAAATTTGTGCTTTACAAACTGAAGTAACTTCAATTGCTGATCCAGCAACAAATACTACAACTAAATCTACAGGTGCTGATACATTAGTTACAGTTGCACCATGTTTTGTAGTAGGTGGTGTAACAGTAATGACTGTTTCTCAATATGCTCAAGCAATCGGTATTAAAGTTTGTTCCCTTGTAACAGAAATTGCAACTATTCAAGCTAGTATAACAAGTTTAGATCTTAGAGTTACAGCTTTAGAGTCTGCACCAGTTCCTACATTTACATTACCTTCTATTCCGGTAGATTGTACATTAAGTGGAACAGTTGTATCTCCAGGTAACTATCCTATTGATACAGTTTTAAATGCCTTACTTAATGATAATACTTATGGTTACTGTGCACTAAAAGCAGCAACGGGAGAAGCATCTGCAATAACTGCAGCAGTATTATCTCAATGTATTACTGATGCAGATACATCACTTGTATTTGGTACAGCATTTTCTGTAGCATATGCAGGTACATGGGTAACCTCATCTAATTTAAATACAGCAGCAGAGGCAATTAATAACTTATGGATTGCAATCTGTGATGTATATAATTATGTAAGTACATTCTCAATTACAGTAGCTGACACAGCTACGGTAAATTTAGATAACACAGGTAATGTAATTACAGCAAATATTACAGATACCGGTTGGGTAGATCTTAATGGTTTTGCTTATTACTCTGGAGTAACAAAACCACAGTGTAGAAGAATTGGTAATCAAGTTCATTTTAGAGGTAATGTTTACATTCCTTTAGAAAACCCAGCATCTCCAGGATCTGTTATTCCTTTTACTTCATTGAATGCATATAATTCAATTCAAGGATGTACTACATGGAGTGGTGTTGGTGGATGTTCAATCAATGCTAGTGGTTCAATTACTTTTAATAATGGTGCTTCAGTGGTACCAACTTCAATTACTGCTGGTAACTTTGATGGACTGTATAGATCAGGATGGCAACCAATTGCAAGACAAATTAATGTAGGAGGGTCTACTGGTACAGCTTTAACTAGTATTGTAAATATATTTATTACATCTACTAAACAACTCCAAATCCAAACTCTATTAGATATTGAAGAAACAACAATAGGAACTTCTGCAGTAGGTAATAGTCCATTTAGATTTATAACATCTAACATTAGATCTGGTGAATATTTACCAAATTATATTGCAGCAGCTTCTGATATTCATAATGCACCATCTAATGCAAACTTTCCGTTAGTATCTAATACATTTAATAATACTTGGAACTTTAGTTGTGATGCTGCTCAACCAGATCAGATTGGTGGTTTTGAACTTAGTCTAGATGGTATGATTGCATATCTAGATCCATGTAATACTGAAACGGGCTTATCAATTGTATGCCCATAATAATATAAGATATGTCACTAAATAAATGTCAAAATTGTGGGTGTGATGATGCACTAGTAACTCTTCCACCATGCCCAACTCCAGCCGGATGCCCAGATCCAGAACCGTGTTCTGAGGTCTTTGATGCACAGTGTATTATATACACCGGTGCAGATATTGAATGTGGTGATGATACAGTAGTAACATCAGATACTAATGTAGCAGTTGCTCTAAATGAAATTACTACATATTTCTGTCAAGAACTTACTCAACAGAAGTTAAGATATGTAAAAGAGATTAATACAAACTTTGATAATACAACACTTACAATTACACAAGCTGAATTAGCAGCATGCGGTATTACACCATCTTTATGTAGTTTAAGTGGTTCTGAACCTTCAGATTTTGTTATTAGTCTTTGGTATCTTTCTGCAGGTGTTTGGAAACTCCTTCAACCATATGAATCTCCAACAGAATTCTATGGTGTATCTGTAAATGATACAACAGGTTTAATTACTATTGGTATTGTAAGACCTATGGGTACAACAACAAGGTTAAGAGCCGTATTAATATTCTAAGAAGTTACAGTTGTTGGTTTCTGTGACAACAAGGCAAAGCCCTCGCACTAGCGGGGGTTTTGTTTTATGCTTATATTTGCTAAAGTGCATAATTTTTAGTATATTAATCTATATGGTATGAAGGAATTTAAGAGCCCGGATTTGACAGGCCCAAGATACAGACCTAAAGTCCATACTATGTTGAACAAAGAGTTCTTTGATAGTTTTAGAAAAAAGTATCCCAGATACAAGGATGTGGATAATGACACACTAAGAAAGATTATTAGATCTTTTAATAAAAGTGTTTGGACAAAAGTAATAGATACAAGAGATGGTATGCAATTACCAAACTCTGTAGGTTGGCTTTTTATTGGTTCGTGTGACAATAGTAGGAAAGAAAATATTGATTATGCCAAGTCCAAGAAATATGGTGTAAAAGTTACAAACAAGAATTGGGAAACAGATGGTAAACTAGCTAAGATATTCTTTACCAGTTTTGCAATTAAACACAAGATGAAGAATAGAGAGTTGTGGAAGTTTGTGGCCAATAGAGACTTTAAAAGATCTGTTGCTAAATCCTATCCTGAAAACTGGAATACTTATATTGTAGTTGATCCTACAAAAAAACTAAGACTAGAGAATAGAAAACAGTATTATAAAAGTGTTCTTTTAAAGCAGCAACAAGATGGTTTAAAAGACTATAATGAATTTGATCTATGACCACAATTGGAGAAGCAATCTCAAGAGTTAGAAATACACTCAAAGCAGTAAAGGAAGATGCTTTCTTAACTGATAGAAACATATACTTTCTACTGACTAAGTATGGGCAAACATTGCTTAAGAGAGAAGACAATCAGTTCAGGCTGATGAAAATTAGTTCTATCTTCCAAGTACTGCCTTATGTTGAACTCATTGATGTAGACAAGGTGGAAGCTGGATGTATTGGTGTTTACTCAGGTTGTTATTTTAAAAGATCAAAAGAAAAACTACCAACTATTTTAAATGGTGTATTTGGTCCAATTATACGTACTGTATCTTCAATAGATGGTACAATAGAGTTATTCCGTACAGATCCTGGTACTTGGGTTTCTATGACTAAAACTACAACCTTTAAGTACAATAGAAGTATTTATTTTTGGTACTTAAATGGTTATGTATACTTTCCTAATGTAGATTGGGATGCTGTTAGAATAGAAGCAATCTTTGAAGGTCAAGCAGACACATGTACTACAGATGATTGTCTTATAAGACAAGATCAACCATTACCATTTCCAGAATATCTGTTCTCTGAAATTGAACAGTATACTGTTAAAGAATTAACCATATCATTACAGGCTCCTTCAGATAATATAGATGATAGCCAAAACACTCTTAGATAATGGACTTTAATTACACACTCCGGTACAGAACATTTAATCAATTGTTAGAAGATGTAACAGTTGACTTAAATACATTTGCTCTAGAAAATATGATAGAGCCACAGCAGTTAATTAAACTGGTAAAGAAATTAAACTATGATCTTGGTTTAAGAATCAATCAACAAAGAGAAGTAATTCTTGATGTTTGTCATGGTAAAGTAAAACTACCAGATGATTTCTACACATTCAACTTTGCATTTATCTGTGGTCACTTTACTGAACACGTGGGTTATAATGGATGGGTGGGTGGTACTAATATCCAAGAAGTACCATATGTAGAGACTCCAGCTACCGTAGATGTATGTGCACCAATTACAGTAAACTGTGCTACATGTAATGCAAATCCATGTAACCATACTGCAGCATGTCCAGACAATACATGTCCTGCTACATGTGCTCCCAATCCTATTCCAACTGAGTATGATCCTTTAGCTCCTTATGGAGATGTTTGTACAAGACCAAGGGTTTTTATGAACTGTAAAGGAGATAAGTATGAACTTGTTCAAGTAATTAGTAATCCAGGATCTACAAGAGTTTATACACAACTCTTTCCATTAAGAATGAAGACTAGTCAGAATATAGAATGTGACTGTCCAAATCTTTATTGGAACACCCCAAATGAAGGTTGGATCAAAGATGGGTTCTTATTCACAACCTTTGATACTGGTAAAGTATATTTAAACTACCAAGGTCAAATGGAGGATGAGAATGGTAACCTATTAGTTCCAGATCATGATCTACTTAATGAATACTATGAGTATGCATTAAAAGCAAGAATCATGGAAAACCTTTATTTGAATGGAGAGGATGTAGCACAAAGAATGCAGCTTATTGAACAGAGAGTAAGAGTAGCTAGAAATGCTGCATTAAGTCTTGTCAATACTCCAAACTTTAGAGAGATGGCTGATATGTGGTGGGCTAATAGAAAAGCTATGTACGGTAAATATTATTATATGTTTGAGAGTTATTCTCCAGATAATAGATACTATAGAAATAATGGTTACAATGGTACCAATGGTTACAATAGAAGATACATGTAATGGCAAAACTTCAGGATACATCTCAGAGTGTTACGCACACATTTGTAAAGGGTCTTAATAAAGATTCAGATCCTTCATTTGTATCAGAAGGTATGTGGATACATGCCCGTAATGCAACTAACAATACATCAGAAGGTAATTTAGGTACTTTATCAAATGAAGCATCTAATGTGCTATGTGCTGTAGCCGGAGTTACTATGCCTACAACTGGTGCAAATGGAGTAACAGATGTTTATATAATAGGAGCAATTCATCTCTACTCAGATAAGTGGATCATCTATTCTGCAGGTCATGCTTTAAATGGTAAGCCTGTTATGTCAGAGATTGGTTTACTAGAAGAAGAGAGATGTATTTACAGACCTATTGTTCAAGATGAATGCTTAGGTTTTGATAAGAGATTTCTTATATCAGGATCATCTAGAGAAAAAGAAGACTGCTCATGGCAAGTATATTGGGCTGATGGTTTAAATCCAGATAGATTTTTAAATGTAGGAGATCCACAAACTTGGCCATCTAATGACTATCAGTGGCTACTTAATACTATTACTAACCCTACTCCAGCTGTTTATAATACATCAGTAAACCAGTATGTAAACTCTACAGGTGATCTAACACTATGGCCTGGTGTAGCATGGGTGCAAGACTGTTCCACTAATGTAAACTGTACAACCTGTGATGATACTAATGAATTAGATTGTGATCGTATTAGACTTGCAAGACTTGTACAAACACCATGTCTTTCTATTCAAAGAGGTGAGTCTGGTGGGACACTTAGAAATGGAACGTACTTTGCTGTTATTGCTTATTTAATAAAGGGTCAGAGAGTTACAGATTATTTTTCTCCAAGTAATACCCAACCAATTTATTTTCCTGATGATCTACAAGGAGCTATTACAATTAATGTAGAAGCAGATCAAGAAAACTTTGATGAGTTTGTACTAGTAGTTGTACAGAATATTAATCAGGGTACTGTTGCAAAACAAATTGGTACATACTCTACAAAGACTAATGTTATTGAGTTAGATCAAATAAAAGATGACTTAATAACTGTCCCACTAGAATTTCTTCCAATTACCAATCCAATCTATGAAACATCAGATCAGATTACAGATGTAAATAGTTACTTACTTAGAGTTGGTCCAAGAACAAGATTTGATTTTAACTACCAACCACTAGCAAACATAATTAGAACTAAATGGGTATCTGTAGAATATCCTGCAGACTATTATGTAAAGGGTGGTAATAAAGGTAGTTACTTAAGAGATGAAGTATATGCATTCTTTATTCGTTGGGTATATAATACTGGAGACAAGTCTGCATCTTATCACATTCCAGGAAGACCTCCTCAAGATTATAGTTATATTCTTACAGGAACAAATACTACAGTATCAGGTAATGAGAGAACAAATACTATTAATGATGTAAATACTTTAACAAATAGTGATCAACTATTTGAGATGTATAATACTGCTAATACCAATGGTGTTGCATCTATTCTTGGTACAACTACAAATGATGGTGGCACTGTAATTGCCTCTGGAGAAATGGGTTACTGGGAGTCATCTGAGATATATCCAGATAGACAACCAGAGATATGGAATTCTACTGAGCACTGTTGGACTGGTTCAGATGGACATGCTAGTTATATAGATCCACAAGGAAATACTATTTACATTAATGATCTTTGTGGTCTCAATATTAGACACCATAAGTTTCCAGATAATCATTTAAGTGCTAATACTTTACACTATAGACCAAGTACAGCTTCTGTACCAGGAGACTCTAACAATCTGAATATCAGATTAATGGGAGTAGTATTTGAGAACATAGCATTACCAAAAGATAATGATGGTAATGATATTCCAGGTATTGTAGGTTATGAAATCTTAAGAGGTTCAAGAGAAGGTAACAGATCAATTGTGGCAAAGGGTATGCTCAATAACATGAGAACCTATAAGATCAAAGGAGATGTTGCTAGAAATAGAACTGGACTATATCCTAACTATCCTTTTAACTGTATTCAAACACCAATGAATACAGGTAACTCTTCAGAAGCAAACTATCGGTTTAATGATCCATATATTAAATTAGACCAGGGTTATAGTCAAACTGTACCTATTGAAATAAATACTTTTCACTCTCCAGATACAATGTTTAGAACTCCTTTCTTAGAAGGAACTGAACTAAAACTATATGGTGCACTTAGTGGCTATTCATTTCAATCATTTAAATATCCGGATGAGCATCCTAAGTTTAAGTTGATAAGTGATGCTGCTATGGGCCTAGCACTACTAATAGGTTTTGCAGAAGCACTTGTTTCACTTACAGGTAAAAAAGTAATGAGACAACCTGGTGCTAGTTTTACTACACAACCTGTTTTAAATCTAATAAGTTCTGGACCTGGGGTTACTCTAACTAATCCTACGGACCCCTTCTATGAAGCTCCTAATCAAATTGCACAAACTCAAATTAAGAACTTAGATGTAGGTAATCCAACAGGTGTGGCAATACCAGGATCATATTTTCAAAAATTAAAAACATATTTTAATCAGGGTAGTATTATTACTAATGTATTTGGTGGAACTAATACACTTGATCAAATATTTGAAGGTTTCAACTATGACGTTGGATTTAAAATGGGAGGAACATTTACAGCTCCTGATATTGATGTAGAATTATCTGCAGCAACATACTTAGAATCTTCTGGTAACGTATCCTTTTTTGGTGCTGTAAGTAATGTTCTTGGTGCTCTAAATAAATTCTTCTATTACTTCTCAGAAGGTGCTGATGCAACACTTGGTGTAATTTATGCATTTCTACCTTTTGATCAGTATGCACTCCAAATGATATCACATGGATTGTATGATAGTTTCTTACCACCTAGTTTTATTCAGAGATCAAATCAACCATACGTTACTAGATTAAAAATAGATGATGCTTTTTATATTAGAGGTAATATACAAGAAGTTCCATATTATCAATCTCAGTGGCCTGCTGTTGTAAATAATAGATACTCTATTAACAATCTTAAAAGATCTGACTCAGTTGTTTTAAGAACTCTTAGTGGTCCATACTTTCAACCAGCATATCCTAACGGTGTAGATCTAGGTCCTAAGTTTATTTTAAATAGTTCTAACAAATACTATGACCAGTCACTTGTGACAATGTCATACTTTGAGAATAATGCTTCTGGTCAAGGTAATGCCTGGGGTAATATTTCTGGACCATCTTTTGATGATAGAAGTATTTCAACACCATTCTCTCTTCCAATTGCAAGTCACTATGGTGCTATTAAAGTTAGAAAAAGAAACCAGTATGGTCAACTTGAATCTGTAAAACAAATTGCAATAACCCCATGTGAGCAAAAACTAGATGATAGTTATTATGCAAATCATATGTGGCCAGAGCAGTACACGTGTTCAACAGGTATTCAATACACTATAAATAAAATTACTCTTACACCAATATTCTTTGGCGGAGATACTTTTGTAAACAGATACACTGAGAAGAACTCAATGTTCTTTTTCTATGACTGGTTATATGGTCAACCAGATGGTTTTGAATTTAACTATCTACTAAGACAGATGATACCGGAACCTAAGTTCTGGGTTAACTCAACTAAGTATGACGTATCTGATTTTTCAAATATACTTACTCAGTTCTTTAATGGTGGTACTCCCCCGGGAACTGGTTGGAAACCTACTCAGTTCTACTCAATGGACTTCAAGGGCTTTGATTATAGAGACAATACAGCTGGAAACTATCCTGGTATTTTTAGACCAAAAGATTGTTACTTCTACTTAGCTGTTTCTTCAGTAAGAGATTTCTTTGTAGAATCAGAAGTACTTGTAGATTTTAGAATTCAAGGTATTACTGAAGCAGAAAAATATTATGACCCATATGGATACACTGATCTCATCAGTATGTTTAATATGGACCCACAAATTATTACTAGAGGTAATGAATATAGGTATGACTATTCATTGAGTATTACTAAAGCATTTAGTCAGTACTTCTCAGCTGGTAACTTACAGAGCAGATACTATAATCCAAATATTGCCAAACTGTGTTATACTTATTTTCCTGATAGAATTATCTATTCTCTTCCACAACAACAGGAGGCAATTAAAGATAGTTGGTTTGTATTCTTAGTAAATAATTACAAAGAATTCCAGTCACAGATTTCAGGTGTTAAGGCTATTAATAAAAATGGTATTGTAATTACATTTAAGAACAATAGTCCATTGATGTATCAAGGTGTAGATACTCTACAAACAGATCTTGGTACTAAGATTACTATTGGAGATGGTGGTCTATTTAGTCAACCGGGACAGTCTGTGATTAATGCAGATCAGTCTTATGAATATGGTTCATCACAGAACAGGCTATCTGTAATCTCTACTCCAGCTGGTATTTATTACATCTCACAGAACCAAGCTAAGATATTCTCACTAGGAAGCAATCTAAAAGAGATCTCTCAGATTGGTCTTAAATGGTGGTTTAATAATTTCTTACCTTATAAGTTAACGGATGACTTCCCAGATTACCCATATCAGGATAATCCTGTATCTGGTATTGGTTGTCAGTCTATATATGATAATGAAAACAGTATCTTGTATTTTTCTAAAAGAGATTACCAACTATTAGAAAAATGGAAGTCTCCAAACTTTACAGGTACAATTATATATGTGCCTCTAATTACATCAGGACCTAAGAAAGGTCAGGGAGACTATTTCCAAATACAGAATGCTAATGGTACTATACAACCTGGTATATATCAACTTGGTAATCCGTTACTATTTGAAGATGCATCCTGGACAATAAGTTATGACCCTAAGAATGAATTCTGGATTTCTTTCCATGACTGGCATCCTGATCTAAACATGGGTACCAAAGATGTATTCTTAACTACTAAGAAGAACGGTATCTGGAAACATAATGAAGGTTGTACAAGTTTCTGTAACTTCTATGGTGATCAGTATCCGTTTGAAATAGAGATGCCAATTATTACTGGTCAAACAGTTACCACTGTTAAATCTATTGAATACATATTAGAGTGTTATAGAAGAAGACCACAAAACTGTATTGATCAGTTCCATGTCTTAGATTATAACTTTGATAAAGCTGTAGTATACAATTCTGAACAAGTATCAGGATACTTAAATCTTAATATTTTTCCTAAGAACAATGTAACTCTAAGTGAGACTTATCCTAAGGTAAATCAATCTAACTTATCTTCTTTTGATATCTTATTTAGTAAAGAAGAGAACAAGTATAGATTTAACCAGTTCTGGGATATTACTAGAGATAGATCAGAGTTTCCAATTGGATCAGACTATCCACCAACAGGACCAGTGGTTCCAGGTACAACAGTATTACAGGGTAACTATGCAGATAGAAACATCTGGTTTACTGAATCAAATGGTTATAAGAGAACTCTTAATCCAACAAACTTAGACTACAACAAACCTGAACTACAAAGAAAGAAGTTTAGACATTACTTAAATTACTTAACTTTAATTAGAGAAGACAGTTCAGATACTAACATGATCTTAAAAATTGTAAATAGTAAAAATCAAATATCTCTCAGATAATGGGTAACAAAAAAGTATTAAGCAAAGCTACTAGAGAGTTAAATAAGACTAAGAGATTTGCTGCACCTAAAAATATTATTGAAGATCCAAGAGGTCAATGGGCATACCCAGGTGAGATAACTAGAATTCCATCTGATAAAATTACAATGCAGGGTGTACCATATCTTGTTATGGCATACCCTAATATGGGAGAACCACAAATGATGTATCCAGGACAAGATTACGTATTTCCTGGAGCAGACTATGTAGATGAGTATCCACAAATGAAAAAAGGTGGTACACCTAAGAGTCTAGTTAAGATGCCAAAGCCAAGTAAGAAAGGTCTAGCATCTAAAAAATTTTCAAGAAGTTTAGAAGCAACTAATAGATTATTTACTGAGAATCCACTATTTGCAAAACCTAAGTCTAAGAAAAGAAAAGTATTTGACCCTAATGCTGCAAATTACCAAGAAGGAGGAGATCCTGGAAAAGGTTTCAAAAAGAGGTTAATGAAAAGATATCCTGGTATGCAGGGTGTCTATGGACCAGAAGGAGAAAACTTGAACATTGTTAAAGATCCTAATTATGATGCTGCAAGTGAACCTTATTATGCTGGAAATATTGAATTTATGTTTCCAGGATTACCACAAGTATCTTATCCAAATAAAAAAGACGAAACTCTTCCTGATTATGTTTATGTAAATCCATCTCCAGATAAATATACTTCTGTATATAATCCAAGAGGAGCTAATAGAGGAGATATATTTTTAGATATGCTACATGGTATGCGTGATGATCAAAACTATGAGCCGCTTCTACAAAACTTTGATAAAGCAGTAAGAGATGCAAGAGGTGAAGACATGCAGTATTTCTATGAACAAGCTGTAGCAAATGAGGGATACACTGATAGTCAAGAACAATATAATGATAATTATGTAGATAGTCAACTAAGAGCTCAACTTGCACCAGGAAGTATTGGAATGTTTTCTCATGGTAGAAAAGATTATAGAATGGAGAGAAAATATGATTCTCCAGAAATGAGAGCTGCAGCTAAAGATATACGTAATTATATTAAAGGAAAATATCAAGAAGGTGGCATGACAGCTCCATTAGATCTTGATCCAAAAACAATGAAGAGATATCTTGCTGATCTTAAAAACCAAGAAAACAATATTAAAAAAGGTTATAGAAGTGGTAAATGGTATCCTCATCCTAGTCCTGAAGGAGGTTTAGATACTATTGCTTATGGACATAAACTTACTTCAAGAAATAGTCCATTCTACCAAGGTATATCAGATGAACAAGCAGAAGCACTATTATTAAAAGATGTACTACAAAATCAAGCACTAGCTAAAAAACAAGTAGATGCTAAATTTGGAGAAGGTACATTTGACTCACTACCGCAAGATAGACAAATGCTTTTGGTAGACTACCAATATAATCTTGGTACTCTAGCAGAATTCCCAAAGTTTGTTAAAGCTGTTGTTGAAGGAGATACTAAGACTATGATAGCTGAGCATACAAGATATGGCGGCAAAGATCCACTTACTAGAAGAAATCAGTGGACACTAAATGTTATTAATAATCTAACACAACCTATACCTGAGAAACCAAGTAATGGTGTAACAATTCCATTAGCTAATGTTCCTGATGCAACTAATGTAGTATTACCACAAATAGAAGGTGGACCTGAAGGAGCAATAGAACTAGAACTTTCTCCAGAAGAAATTGAACAATATCAAATGGGTGGGTATATAGTAGAAGATGTTGATGCTACAAATGAAGTTGCTAGGCCGTGTCCTCCTGGATATATATTTGATCCAAAAGCAGGTAGATGTGTACCTGAACATGCTTACAGACTAAATAGAGCAGCTGAAAAAGATGACATTAATGTAGATGATGCGCTTAGAGAAAATAGAAGATACTATGAGGGATACCAGTTTATGAAAGATTGGCAAAATTCTCCTATGTATGATAAGATGTTAAAAGCAGGTGCAAGAAGTCCTGAGTCTTATGAGTACATGAAGAAGATGCGTCAACAACAACTTGATTCAACTCCACCATTGCAGATATTACCACAACCAGAAGATGAGCCAAATACAGGTGGTTACTCAATGAATGCTACTGGTCAGATTGTAATTCTTCCTGCAGGATTCCGTACACGTGGTACTCACTCTCATGAGTTATCCCATTCTTCTGATAGACCAGTTAGGGGTAAGAGAAGTAGATTAATTCCACAGAGAGATGTTGATTATGTAAATAAAAACAAGGCAAAGACTATTGCAGATAGTAGGGCATACCATAACTATAAAGATGAGTATGATCCTGTGTTTAAAGAATACCCTGAATATAAAGAACAAGTAGATGATAATTTTAAAGAATTCTCATCAGACTATGTGGGTGAACCAACTGAAGTAAGAGCAAGACTTAATGCTATTAGACAGTTATCAAAAGAAGCTGGTCTATATGATCCATTTACACAAGGTGTTTCACCAGATTTGTACTATAAAAAACTAAAGAACTATCAGTTTGAAAAAGGTGACAAATCAGGTTTTGACCCAATGAAACAACTCCAAGATACATTTAGTGATGAAGAGATTATCTGGTTGCTAAATAATATGTCTAAAACTGAAGATAATAAACCAGAACTTAATGTTGCACAAGAAGGTGGTTCACCAGATCCAAGAACTAATTTCTATACAGTTGAAGGTAGCGGAGGTGTCTATAGAAAAGTAAATGGTAGATGGGAAGTAGACTGGAATAGATCTGGAAAGTTTCAACCCTTATCAAAAGGTGATGTAAAAAAGAGAGCAGCTGTACTAGATAAGAAAGCTAAACCATTATATGATGCTACATATGATGACCTATATGCAACTCAGAGAAGTGCATATACAGCCGCACCAAAACCTACCCCAGCTAAAAAACCTACTGCTCAAGATAAAGCTGCACAGGAACAATTTGACAAGAACTTTCAAGTTACCGGTAAGAGTAAAATGGAAGTTGTAGAGGATAAAATACAGAAGGGTATTGATGAGTATGTAAAGTATCACAATGAGAAATATGATGAGCCACTAACTCAAGAAGAATACGATGATGCTTACCAGGATATCTACAATAGAGCTTATGTAGATGCTGGAGTGTATAAGCCTACTATGAGTGGTCCTACTATTAATCCATATGGAACTACTAAAGAGAGAAAGAACCTGGTCTCATTAGATCCAGGAAAGGCTCCAAAGAATCTAACACTAGGTGACTATGTAGATAAAGGTTGGGATGTAGTAACTAATCCACTTGACTATGCATCATATGCATTAAAACCAAAGGGTACAGTTACTACTCCATGGAACATGACTAACTATGAGAATAGATTAGAAGCTGCCGGACTTGAAGATCCTGTTACTGCAAACAATAATGTAAATAAAGCTATTGACTTTGCATCATATTTTATAGGCCCAGGTATGGTTGCTCAAGGACTCAAAATGATTCCTGGTACAGTAAATAGTATTGGTAGAGCATTTGAAAATCCATCTTGGGAAAATACAGGAGATGCTCTATTTGATGCTGGCATGACAGCTTTATCTGTTGCTCCTGGATTTGGTATAGCTAAAAATCTTGGCAAGCCTGCAGCAACACTTGATGATCTAAGAGCTATTGAAGCTCTAAGAGGTAACACAGCAACTACCCCATTCCAAAGTTATTATCTTACTGGTAATAGAGCACTTGGTACATCAGAAGCAGCTGTACAACAAGCAGAGGCACTACGTAGATTTACTGGACAACAACCACTAGAACTACCTGCTGGACAATATGAGTGGTTTAATCCAAAAAATAAAGAGCTCTATGATAACTTACAACAAGAACTTAAAGAACTAAAAGCTGTATCTGATGAACTATCAGGATTTGGTGCAAAAGAAGCTCTAGATAAGATTGATAAGTCTAAAGTAACTAATGAAGCTTTTAAGAAACTTATTATGGGTGATGATCTTAAGTTTAAGATGGATGACTTTCCAGATACACCAAGAATACCAGTTAGGTATTCTGGTCTAGAACAGATCAGACCTGGAGGCAACCGTATATCATTAAATGCGGTTCCAGAAACACCAAAACCAGGTTTTAGACTTCCAAGAGGAACTGCACAACAGAATGCATTGTCAGATCTAGAAACTCTTAGAAAACAAACCATAATGGGTCAAGATGAAGCATTCCTTACATTTAATGACTTGCAAGAACAAAAATTAAAAGATCTTAATACCCCGGAAGGAAGACGTAGAATTCAAGAATTCATTGATGATAACAATCTAAAAGGATCATATGATGAGGGCAATTATCTTCAATTAGAAGATGAGTATAAAGTAAAACTTCCAGAAATAATTAAAAATTCAGATGCTAATGAAATTAATAGTATAATTGAGAGAGTTAAAAATTATCAAAATAACAGAGGACTTATGGGCACTAGAGCTGCTAAGAACTCTGGATTAGGGTCATGGGATGAATTAACTGCTGCAGATCTTGAAAGAATAGTTAATCCTAATGGTATTAATGATGTGATATTAAAGCAAACTATATCAGGTTCTCTTGCTAAAACAGATCCAAGAAATACAGAGGGTTTTACAAAACTTACAGTTGATGACTATATTAAACGTATTGAAGAAACTCAATATGATGACATGTTCATGCAAATTTCAGGTGAAGAAATGCGTGTTAAAAACATAGGGAAAAGTCTAAAAGATAAGGTTAATGAAAGGAACCAATTAAGAAGAGAATACGATGCGGGTAATATATCTCAAGCAGACTATAAGAAAACTCAAAGAGTACTTAATCAAGATGTTCTAGATCTAGAACTACAATTAAAAAATGCTGAAGCTAGTTTAAAAAATGCAACTCAGTATTTAAATAGAAGTAATGCAAATGCAGACTTATTAGAAAACTCAATAAATCTTGGTAACCCATATACAAGTATTGGAAATCTACAGCCAACTATGTATCATGAATTTGGGCATATAACAGAAGGTTCATTCATACCACTTAATTCAAATTCAGCAATTGATAGAGATCTAATTGATAATATTGATCTTTTAGATGAAGCACCGGAATACTTATTTCAGTCTATTGATCCAGATAAAGTACTATCTGAAACAGCCCCATATAATCTTACTAGTCAAGGAATAAAAAAGTATAAAGATCCGGATGGATACTTTAATAGTTCAAAAGAATATTTCTTAGAAGGAGGTAATAATTTTGGTAGTATGGAACCAACTGCTTTTGCAGTTGAACTACGCCCTGCTCTAAAGAGAATTGGGTTAATTAAAAATGATTTTGATAAAGTTACACCAGAGATGTTGGAAAAACTTTATGAAGCATACATGTCTAATCCAGAATTCAAATTCTTAGATCTTAGGATCTTTGACATTATGAAGCCTACTGAAAAATCATTTAAGACCCTTTCTAAAAATCTTAATAAGATTAAGGGTATTGCACCATATGCCATACCTGTTGGTCTTGGTGTTGGAGCTACTGGTCTTGCAGGTCAAGAAGAGATGCAACAAGATATGGAATACCAGGATGGTGGTATTATAATGGAGTTATCTGATGATGAAATACAACAATATGCTAATGGTGGTTTTGTAGTAGAAGAACTAGATTACAAACCAGATGCTGGTAAAGCTGTAAATAAAAAAACCACTACATCAAATGTAGGATATACTCCGAGAACTACTTCTAAACCAAAAGTTACTGTTGCTCCAAGTATTAATCTTAATACTGAGGGGCTGTCTTACAAACCTTCAGCATCTCTAAAAACTCAAAGTACAACTCCTAGACCTACAACTAGTCCAAAACCACAAGAGACTCTTAAGCCAAAACCAAAACCAGTTCCTGAGGTTAGTGTAGATAGTATGTCTACTATATTAAACAAATATGATGTTAGTAACTCATCACCTATTATGACTGTTGATAGTTTTCAAACTATTATTAATAAACAGGAACAAGATAGAATTGCTAAGGCTCAAAAACTTAGAAAACAAATTGAAGCTAGTCAAAGGAAAATAGAAATAGAAAGTACTCCATCTTATAAATATCCTGAGGTAATGGTTGAGGGAATGCCAAATATTAGAACTACTAAAAGTCAGAGTTTTATACAGGGTAGTCCTTTAAAAAATGAAGTGAAGAAAGTGGTTCTTCACCATACAGGTTCTACTGATGAGAAGAACAATAACAAATATGTATACAATCACTTCATGAATCCTAGTAGTGAAACATCAGCACATATTGTAATTGAAGAAGATGGACAAAGAACTATCTATGCATCTCCAGATCAAGTAACTTTTCATGCCGGAAAATCATCATGGGATGGTAGAAGTAATGTGAATGACTTTGGTATTGGTGTTGAGTTCCAAGGAGATACAAATGTTAAGCCACTAACAAGTGCTCAGATTAAATCTTTTGTAGAGTACTTTGACCAACTTGCTAGAAAGTATAATGTAAGTACTGAAGATATTATTACGCACGCTATGGTTGCACCAGGTAGAAAACCAGATATAACTGATAGTGAGTACAGAAGAATTCTCAAGTACTTAAAGAGCAGAGGATATAAGTAAACTAAATAAGTTTACAGTTTAAATTTTAATTTACTATATTTAGTATATACACTGTGTAATGAAGAAAAAAGTAAGAATTTATAAGGCTCCGGATGGCAAAGGAAAGTATGTGAACAAGACCTCTAAGTTCCTTGCTAAGGCACAAATGGGAGGTACTCCAGATCCATCTATGCTAGGATACCCTGGTGCACAACCAACCCAAGAACAAGATAAATCAGGACAGATAATTCAATTTGTTGTTAATGATATTACTAACCAAGTAGCAAAAGAAGAGACGCTATTTAAGTTGGTAAACATTATGGGTGTGCCTGTTGATGCAGCTACTGAACTATATGTTACAATTGCTGAAAAACTCACAGAGGATATTGAAGAAGAAGATGATAGAACTTATGAGGAGGAAACAGGTCAGCCAAGAATAAAAGAGAATCCTCTAACAAAAGATGCCGTAATTACAGAAAATCCTGAACAAGAAACTGACTATGATCTATTTGATGATACTGGTTCAGATATTGTAATGGATGATTCAGATCAAGGTCCAGATATTCTTGATGACGCTTTAGATCCACTTGCTGAACAAAGATATGGTGGTTCTACAATGAGAAGATATCAGAGTGGTGGAGAATATGATGTTGCTTTACCAAGTGCAGATAACTACGAAGATCTGGTACAACCAATGACTGGTTATGATTTAGTTTCACGAATGGCCTGGAACTCTGGAGAGGAATCAATGTCACCGTATGCTCAAAAAGAATATGCTAATACAACTTTAGATTATTCTAAGTTACAAAATGGTGGTGCTTATAAAAAAGCAAAAAAGAAATATGTAACCTCTGTTATGGGCCTCCTTAAAAAACAAATGGGAGGAACAAATGGAAGTGATGTAGATCCAAATCAAGGTGATCCAACAGGAGCAAACTTTAGAGAGGGTAGACTAAAATTGTTTACAGATTCTATAAAGAATGATGCACAGATGTCAGCAATGCAAAATCAGATTGAACAACAGTATGATCAGATGATGCAGGAAGGTGGTGTGCCTATGCCAGAACAGGATGTAGAGAATCCAATGCACCACTTACAATTATATTCTCAAACTGCTAGCGGAATTTTTGGTGAGCCAATGAATGAAACAATAAAAGCTCAGAATGGTATGATTGTAGGAGATGATCTTCCTAAAGGTTTTTATAGAAGAGCTATGAAAAGATTTGGTAACATTCCAAACCTTAGAGAAGTTGATGTAAGAAAGTCCGGGCTCTTTGGTCCAAAACAGTACACAATGTACTTTGACCCATTACCATTACAACAATTAAGCAACCCAATGGCTGCACAAGTTTATGGTTATGGATCAGGTAATACAGCAGCAAGAAAATATACAAGAACTTTTGATGCTGTTAAAACATATACTAATCTTGCAGCAGATGCAGTTAACCAGGAATCACTCAAGGAAGTAGATAAAAATACTCCTGAAAATAAATCTACTACTGTTAATGAACAAAAAGGTAAGGAAACACCTGTAGCTACAGTATCTAATGTACAGAGAAATCAATCAAATTCTTCTTCTAGTTCAGCTACTCCAGTTGTTGTAAAAAGTGTAGATGCATGGGGACGTCAACCTGGTGATAGATGGTATGGTTTTGATCCAGATAAAAAATTATTTACTGAGGCTAGTAACTATGAACCAACTTCAGCAGCAACAAGACTATATGCTGCTGCTAACCCAGAAGGTGTATATTATAAAGAAGCTGGTAGATATTACAAACAGTCAGGTGATAACTATTTTGAAATTGTAGATCCTGCAAGAATTAAACAACTTAAAGAAAGTCAAGTACTTAATTACCAAAAAATACCTGGTGTAAATACAACGTATTCAAAAGATGCTTTTGGCAACTGGGTTTACTATGATGAGAAAGCTGGCAAGTTTAAACCTTCTACTGATAAAGCCAGACTAGAAGCACTACAAGCTGGTAAAGGTAGATCTGCTGCATTTGGTACTTTAAAAGACAAACCAGGATACTATTACAGAATTGCAAATGATGGATCATTTATTAAGTTTAAAGGTGATCCTGCAAAACATACAAAGTCCAAACAACCTATTACTACAATTAAAAAAGGTGATAAGGAATATAACTATGTTGCTAAGAATATAAAAGTAAGTGAAACTTTATTACCTACTGTAGCTTATATTGGAGATAATTTTGATGAATATCTTAAAAGACTTAGAGATTCAGGATCATTACAATATGGAGGTACTATTGAAAACCCTTTTTCTAATCCACTTGAACCATTGCAAAAATTTGTAGGTGGTGGATATGATCCATCTATTCCAGATCTTACTGAAGACAATATTCAGTATATGGATTCTAAAGATATTACTGATGCTTATATGCAAGGTGGTGGTTTTATTAAAAACCTTATTCCTGCTAATCTTACAAGGAGTGCACAAAATGATGTAGTTCAAAGAATATATAATCCAGTTACTGGTCAGACAAGACAAGGTGGTCCTGGTGCTGGTAATTATATATCTGCTATTGATGTAAGAAAAAGAGGTATAACAGGACGACCTAAAAAATATACTATTTACTATGGTTCTGAAGGTGATCCAAGATATGAAAACTTAATTACTCTTGATGGAGCAAAAGGTAAGGATGCTAAAACAACACAAAAATCTCAGAAACAACAAGCACTAGAAAATGCAGGTTACGGTGATAGAACTGATGTATCTGGTCTTAAAGGTAAATCTAAGAGAGCTATCAAACAAGGAGAAAGACAAAGAGATAGAGAACTAGAAAAACTTTACAAAGAAGATCCTACTAATGTTGCATTTACTAAGATTGATGAAAATGCTCCGTTTGATTATACTCAACCAAAGCCTAAATTATCTGCACAAGATTATTTAACTACTTCTTGGGGAGATGTTAGAGGTGATCTTAATCCAGATCTTCAAACAAATCTTGATGAGTTCATAAAGACAGATCCTACACCTGAACAAATAGATGATAAGGTAGCTGAACTACTTGAACAAAGAGCAAGAGATATGGCTCCAGATCCATCATTCTTTGCATCTCAAGAACAAGAAAAGATCAATCAAAGCAATCTACAGAGAAATCCTATGTTCATGGGCTTTAATAAAGGTCCGGTTAACACTCAGCAAGAAGATGTTGTTGAAGGAGATGAAATGGTTCAAGAAGGAGATGTCCCATATCCAACAGTAGGGTTTGGAGATCTTATGTCTAATGTGGGTCCTGTTGCTGGTGAAGAAGATCAGTTAACTCCAGAAGAAGATGCTGCGGCTAGAGCTCAGTTTGCACAAGAGTACATGGGAGATTCAACACCATATGATCCTAATACTGCTCTAGTTACTCCAGGAATGATTGACTATAATTTCATTCAAGATCCTGAAGCTGCATACAATGCAAGGTTGCAAGAACTTAATCCTATGACTGATATGGGAGCATGGTCTGGTATGTCTGGTCCGGCTGATATACTTGAGCCTGGTGTAAATCCATTTGAACTACCTGTAGGTGGAGGTGAGGAATACTATCCTCCATTTGCACAACCAGTTATACAACCTGTTAAACCATCCGTAAAACCTAACCAAAATAAAAGACAGACTCTTGATGAATGGAAAGCTAGTGAAAGAAAACGTCCTAACTATGGTAAGACCTATACCTATAAGCCTAATATGACAGGTATGCAAAAAGATCCTGACTATATAAGGGCAATGCAAGCTGCAGGCAAAGATGGTGTTGTAACTAATCAAGAATCTGAAAATGCTGTAAGGATCTTTAAACAAAAACAAGCTCAACAAGAAAAAGATAAGATTGCTTCTCAAGCTCAGAGAGCTATAAATCAAATTATGAATAGTTCAGCATCAGCTGCTGAAAAAAATAAAGCTAGAGAGAAAGTTGTTCAACAAATGCAACAAAGATGGGATGTTATTGACAGAGCTGCAAATAGTCGTAAATATGGTGGTGCCCTAAGTAGGTTTGTAAATGGTGGAAATAACCAACCGTTTACGGGTGAGAATCCTGTAGCTTATACTAATAATCCTCTAATGCAGGGCAAGTCTGATTTAGATCTCATCAGTTTAAATTCAGGAATTCAGGGTGCACAGGGTCAAGTTAATTGGGGACAACTTTCTCCAACTAATACTGTTACGCAACAAAATAATGATGGTACAAGATCTTATGGTGTTGATGCTTCTTATAAAGGAACTCAACCTACTGAGATTAGGATTGATCCGATGCAAAAAGAAGAATACCAAGTTGATAAAACATACTCTGAACCCCTAGCAATTGATGTTAAGAATAAACTTTCACAGGGTGAAAGAGAGGCTAGACTAATTGCAGGTAATTCATTACTACGCGGAATTGCTGGATACAAGAATAGAATAGATGATACTAAACAGATGGAAGGTTTCTATGATAACCTTACTGCTGATAATCTCTATGCTTCTGATCCTAGTAGAGACCGTGGTGACTATGCAGAATCTGGACTATATAGACCAGATGAACAAGGTCAAAACTGGTATGGTAGATCTGCACAAATGGGTGGTTATGTAGATGATGACTTTGAAGATGGAGAAGAAGTTTACATGACAGATGAAGAGATCAGGGAGTACATGGCAAATGGTGGCCAAATAGAATTTATTTAACTTTATATCATGTTAAGAAAAGTAAGAATAATTAAGTCTGTTCCAAAAGCAAGAACCGGGTATCAAGTACAAGGTTCTCTTGCTAATGATGTACCTGCATTTGGTGGGGCAGATTACAATGCCTATATAGGAACACATAAACCACAGGTTTCTAAAACTCTAACTGCTGTTCCTAGATCAGCTGCAAACTTAGAAGCAGAAGGTGGTGAGACTGTAGTAGGTAATCTAGATGGTAGTAAGATGCCATCATTTAAAACCATTAAAGGTCCAAGACACTCTAATGGTGGTGTACCACTATTATTACCTGAAGATAGTTTTATCTATAGTGATACTAAATCTATGAAGATTTCAGATCCTAAAGTATTAGATATGTTTGGTGTAAAGCCTAAGAAAGGTGGCTATACTCCAGCAGAACTATCTAAAAAATATGATATAAATAACTATAGAAAAATACTTCAAGATCCTAACTCGGATAAGATAGCTAGAACTACTGCTGAGATTATGATCAAGAACTATGTAATGAAACTTGGTGCACTTGCTTTAGCACAAGAATCTAAGAAAGCATTCCCACAAGGTATCCCATTAATTGCTAGACCTTACATGGAAGCTATGGGTTTAAGAGATGAAGATCTTATACCAGAACTTGCAATGCAGCAAGAACAGCAGATGCCTATGCAGGAAATGGAGGAAGTAGAAGAAGAGTTTCCGCAACAAATGCCTGATGGTCAACCTATTGCACAACCACAACCAATGCCTCAACAAATGCCAGAACCTGGTATGGCACCAATGGCTCAATATGGTATGTCTATGGGTGGTTATGATATGCCATTCTATGATCTACCAGAAGCAGAATATGGTATGCCAATGGGTACAGGTATGTCTCAAAACTATATGGGAAATAGGAGAAGAATGTATGCTATGGGTGGAGATTTACCAATTGCAATTGATGGTACTCCAAGACCTAAAGAAATACGAAAAGTGGGTACTGAAGAATATAATAAAGCTACAGATTATGAAACAAGAAAAGATGAGCAAGGAGAGTATAAAATTAAAGAAACTCGTGGTCAAGTAGAAGGTAGAAAAGAATATGAAAGACAAAGAGCTCCTTCTGGTGGTTCAAATCCTAATCTTATTAATGATCTATGTAGAAATATGAAAACTAAGGGTAGCAGACACTATGGTAAAACTGCTGCTGAAGTTCTGGCATATGCAGGTTATAGACCAGGTACATCAATATATAATACAAATCTTGTAAAACTTCAAGCCTGTGAACAAAAAGGTGAAGTAACTACGATAGATGCTATTGCTACTGAACAAAAACCACCAGCACAAGATTGTCCATGTAAAGATGCACAAGGCAATGTAATACCTGGTAAGTTTGCGCAGAAAGATGAAAACGGTGACTGTAAACCATGTCTTGAAGAATGTACTTGTAAAAAATCTGATGGTAGTACATATACTGTTGGTAAAGATAAAGATGGTAATTGTGAGAAGTGTTCTGAAGAAACAACTGATGACGATAGTGGAACAACACCACCAATAAGAGAAGCTGAATGGTGGTTGCAAGACACAGTAAATGCTGCAGGTGCTTTTGGTGATCTTATGGGTATTAGGAAAAGAATGCCGTGGGAAGCAAGAGTTGATCTTGAAGAACCAAGACCTACATTCTTAGATCCTACAAGAGAACTTGCTGCACAATCTGAACAAGCTAATATTGCTGCTCAGGCTTCTGCACAGTTTGCCGGACCACAAGCTCTTGGTTCTAGACTATCTGCTATTCAAGGTAAGGGAGCAGCAGCTGCTGCAGATACCCTATCTAGAATTAACAATCAGAATGTTGGTATTGCTAATCAGTTTGAGGGACAACAAGTAGGTATTAGAAACCAAGAACAGTTGATGAACCAACAAATGGCTAATAGAGTCTATGACAAAAATGTAATTGCAGATCAGCAGTTCCAAAATGCTAAGAGAGCTGGTAGAGCAAACATGGCTCAAGCTTACAATACTGCAGTTACTAATAAGTGGAAGACTGATGCTCTTAATCAAATGTACCCAGACTATCAAGTATCTCCTGCTTCTGGTGGTAGAGTCTATGCAGCTCCGGGTGCTAAAGATCCTACTGCAACTAAACCAGAAATGACAATGGAAGAGTACATTGAAGCTAACAAGGGTATGGACAAAGATTTGCTTAGAGAAGCCATCAAAATAAAGTATGGTAAAAGATCTGGTGGAGGGACAACATTCCGTGATGGAGGCTTTATCTACACTGTGTTTCCAGCCTAAGTCTCTAGTCTTAAACTTTTTAAGTTTATTAAACTTAAAAAATTTTGATATTTTTATAATATAAAGAATTACATATGGCAACCTACTTACAGGGAGTTACAGATTTCATACCACAGTTTCAGCCTTTTCAGCCTGACCTTAATTTCTATGGTAATGTTTTACAAACAAAGCAGACTCAGTATGACAATAACTGGAAAGCTCTCAACAATATGTACAGTAAGTACTATTATGCAGAGCTTACCCGTGATAAAAATATTGCCTCAAGAGATGCATTTATTAAAGATGCCCAGTTTAATCTAAAAAGAATATCACAATTAGATCTTTCTCTTGAGCAGAATGTAAGACAAGCTACTCAAGTGTTTAGACCTTTCTATGAGAATAAAGATCTCATGAAAGACATGGCTTGGACTAAAAACAGGAACACTGAACTTGCTGGTGCTGATTCTTTTAGAAACTCGTTGGATCCTGAGATGAATAAAAAGTACTGGGAGCCGGGAGTACAAGAAATAATGTACAAAACTGAAGAGTTTAAAAATGCTACTGATGAGGAAGCAATGTCATTTGCTAATGTAAAGTATACACCAAATGTAGACATCTTAGGTAGAGCTAATGAAATTGCAAAAGACTTTGGTGATGTACAATCTGTAACTATTAGTGGTGATAATAGATGGGTAATCAAAACAAAAAATGGTGAACAGCTTGAAGAACCACTAGAAAAATTATTTCAAGCTAGACTAGGTAGTGATCCATCTGTACAGGCATATTTTAAAACTCAAGCATATGTAGAAAGAAAAAACTATGCTGAATACAATGCTGCTCAATTTAATGGTGATAAGAATGCTGCTGAGATGAGTTATCTTCAAGATAAGTTTAATGTTATGAAGATAAAAAACCAAGCTGCTTACAAACAAATGCAGGAGCAGAGTGTAGTTTATGATAATAAAATAGCTGACATTAAGGGTCAGATAGATGCTGGTAATAAAGATCCAAAATTAAAAAAGGCTCTTGATCAGTATTTAATGAACAAAGAAATCAATGATCAAGTACTTGAAAGAGTAAAAAAAGAAAATGATCTCTTTAATAGTAATCAAGGTGCAGATCAGAATAATCCATATGGAGATATCAAGTCTTTTAGATATAAGGTAGACTCTGGTGTGGCAGCTGATCTAATGAGTAAAAAACTTGGTGAAGCAGCTCACGTGTATGCATTTAGAAACTATTTCCAAGATATGGATGCCAACCCATATCAAGTAAATAATGAAAAGTATGCTCAGAACTTATCTTTGATGAACAAGAAGTATCAAAATGAGGCAGCACTTGCTGAATACAAAGCTGGGTTAAAACAAAAACTTGATGATAGAAAATACAAACTTGATGCTGGAACACACTACTTAAATGAAAAAGGTGAGTTAGTAGAAAAGTTTGACCAAGCTCACTTCTTTACAGAAGTTCTTGATGCAGGTACTGCAACATCTAAAACAAATTTAAGAGCAGAGAATGAAGTAGTTCAGCAAAGATATACTCAAAACTATGCTGTACCATATTTCAATACCATGATGAGAGTGCTTACTGAAGGCAGTACTGCCGGAGCTAAGTTAACTCAGAAACAGATCAACTATATCATTAATGGTAATGAAGATAAGTATGCTGATCTAAACAAATGGGCAAAACAAATTCAATCTAACCCAAATACATTCCTGGCAGATAAAGTTGGTATTAATTGGATGAAGGCCATTAACACTAGATTTAAAACTTTTGTTAGTGAAAACTCTGAATTATCTAGTATAAAAAATGTACAAGATCAATTAGCTACTACATCTACTAAGTTTGATGACTATCTGTTGTTCCTTGGAGAAAGCAAGAAGTTTGAGAGAGATCTTGCTACCGGAGTAGAAAAAGAACTTGCAAAACAAGGTATTAAAGGAGCCGATCTATTATATGATGAGAAGGGTAATAAGAGAAATGAAAAACAATTCTTTGAAGCACTCATGAAATCAGGTCAGTTATCCAAAGAAGAGATGGATAATATTAATAGAATCAAGAGAGAAACTGCTAATAGAACAGGAAAAAATATCATAATTGATGCTGCAACACGTGGTATGACTCCATTTGATATTACAGATAAAGCACTTGCATTTATAGGCAAAGGAATTGCTAATGCTGATAGGATCGGACCAGGTAACTGGCTTGACCAGATAATTGAATCTAAGCTTTATGGTAATTACTATAAAGAAGCTATTACAGCAGCAAGTCAAATAGTAAGTGATCCAACTGTGGTATCTAAAATAACTGGTAGAAAAACAATACCAGGATTAGAAAAGATGTCAGATGGTTCCGGTATGTTTGGTAAAGCACAGTTTACTGTCATCAATCCAAAAAGCTCCTGGGGTACATATCATTATGGTCAAGTACTAAATAATATTAGATCACAGGATCTAGGAGATGCTAAAAATGTTACTCTAAGTATAGGAGGTATTAGTCAAAGTGGTGCGGGAGATAAAATATCAGATGACACTACAAGAGCAATACTTGCTGAACTACAAAGATCTATGGATGCTGCACCTAAAGGTTTTAACTTTAGACTTGGTGTAGCACCTATTGCTATGAACAATGCTGGTAAGTCTGCATACATATTCCAACTTCCTCCAGAACTAATAGATAAGCTTACTGGTAAGGTTAATGATAAGGGTGGTGTTGAAGGTGGTCTACTTTCTCCAAGACAAGCTAGACAACTTATGGAGAATGGTCTATCTGTTATAATGAACAGAAAAGCATTCAATAGTGATATGTATAATAGTATGTTTGTAGATCCACTAGCTGCTTATGTAGATAGAGATAATACATATAACTGGTCAGACCCTACTGATAGTAGATATAAAATTGATATTAGTCAGTCTTCAATTGGTGGTGATGGTAGTTATCAAATGGACTACAGTCTCCCTGTATTTGATACAGAAACTAACACATGGCAAATAGGCAGCTATACAACTATTGCAGATAATGCTAAGCAAAACTTAAGTGATCTTAGAGACAACATTATCCAAGGTTTTAATGGAGCAAAACAAGTAAACAATCAACGTGTAAATGGCTACTGAAAATAACACTGAAGGCTTTAGCCCTCTAGATAATTTAGGTGCAGGTTATGGAGATCTAAACCTTCCTAATACTCCACAGTCTATGCTTCCTTTTGGAGGAGATAGAATACAAATGCCTGAGATAAATTTTCCTACACCAGATTCTTTTACTCCTGTTCTACCACAGTTTGATAAACTAAATCAAGAACAGCTTAATGTAAAACAAAATATTGTTGGTAATTCACCAGGAAAACCCGGTCCACCAAAAAGTGCTTCAACAAAAGATATCTTGTCTGGATTTGGTGATTATATACATGGTAGTATAAAAGCATCTCAAGATAAAAATACCTATGCTAGAATCTATCAATATGATTCAAGCTCTAAGGGTAATGCATACTATGATAGATATGCTGCACTTGGCCAAAAAACATTTGATAAAATTGGTTTCACTCCATTAAGAGATAATGAAGCTAACTTTAATGCTGGCACTACAGGTTGGGATGACTTTCAAAGAATGGTCAACTATTCCTTTCTTCCATTAGCTGGTTTAGGTCTTGTATCAGGTCCTAAGAGCTTACTAAAAGCAATTGGTGGTGACTTTGGTGGAGATCTACAAGAAGCAAAAGCATATGAAGAAGCTACATCAATTGGTTACTCTTCTAGAGGTGGGGTTGGTTCATTCTTCAATAATGCACTAATGAACTTCGGATACACTGCTGGTATCATTGGTGAAGTCATGGCTGAAGAACTTGTTCTTGGTGCACTAACAGGAGTAACTGGTGGTGCTGCCGGAGGTGTTGCTGCTGCAAGAACAGCAAGTAACCTATCAAGAATAGGAAAGGGATTCTCACAAGCCTTTTACATGGATAGATTTGCTAATGTACTTGGTAAATCTTTGACAAGTTTGAAGAATACAGAAGCAGCTAGAAATTTTTGGAAGGCTGCTAATACCCCAACAGGTAGATTTTGGAACCCACTTAGTAATACTTTTGATGCTATCAGTAATGTATCTAAGATAGGTAAGTTTGATAACCTAACAGGCCTAGCAAAACTATCTAAAACTGCCGGTGGCTTTTATGCAGATGTTAGAAATCTAAATGCTGCTTTCTCTGAAGGTAGACTTGAAGGTGCTCTTGTAGAGAACAACATGTATGATAGACTCTACAATGAATACTGGGACAAGAATGGTAAAGCCCCTTCTGATGAAGAGGACTACAAGATGCGTAAGATGTCAAAAGAAGCATCTAAAGAAACTATTGGGTGGAATACCGGTCTTGTGTATGTATCAAATAACCTAACCTTTGGTAATATCTTAAAACCAAAAGGTGGGTTTGGTAGACTACTTGAAGGTAAGACAGAAGAACTCATGCGTCTAGCAGAGGGTAGAATGGTAATTGAGTCAACTAAAATTGCAGGTGGTAAAGCTATACAAGCTGAAGCTAAGTACATTCAAAATAGTTGGAAAGAAAGTATAAAAGCATTTAAAGAAGCACCCTTACAAAAAACACTAGGTGCTGCTGGTAGATATACTAGAGCAAATTTTGTAGAAGGTCTTCAAGAAAATGCTCAAGAAACTATTGCTCAGGCAACAGAGAACTACTATGTAGACATGTTTAATAGTGAAGCTGTAAAGAGTCACCTATTTGCTAGAGCTGCACAAACAGCTGGTATGAGAGATAAGTTCTCCTACTACTCAGATGCCTGGGGGGAACAGAATCCATTTACAGAAAGAGGTTTTGAAACTTTTGCTACTGGATTTGTCATGGGTATTTTTGGTGGCGGTATGAATATGGTTCCTGGATTTGTATCTAAGAGCTACAATAAAATGTTCAAACCTGAAAAATATCAAGAGTATATTGATGGTAAAAATGCCTATGGTGAGAAACTTGCTGCTACACTTAATAACAACTTGTTTAAAGATCCTATAAATGTAATAAACCAAAAGCTTCTAAATCTAGCAATCCAAGAAGATGCAAATAAGATGAAAGCCACTGGTTCTAGAAAGCTTACAACAGATGCTTCAGAAAGAGCTTTTACATCTGCTGTTATTACAGCTATGATGACAGACTCTATTGGTGCTTTTAAAGAACAAATTGCATCATATAAAAATCTAACAGAACAAGAATTTGAAGATGCCTTTAAACTTGAAAAGGGGACTGGTAAGAAATCCCTATCTAAGATTGACTCTGTTTTACAAAGAATAGATGAGATAGAAGCAGATTACAAGGAAAACTATGAAAGATATCCAGATCCCATAGATCTAGCAGGTTATAAAAAAGGTACTGAAGCTTATAACAAAGCTGCTCTATATTTATCTGCATGGACAACTGCTAGAAACAATGTAATATTCTTAGGTCAAACACACAGAAGACACAAGTTTAGAATGGACAGTATGGCATCAACAGTAAGATCTAAGAAGCCATTGTCTAAGATGTCTGATACAGAACTAATGGTTCTGTTTGATACAGATAGAATTACATCTGAGATTGGTATGCTACAAACAGAAATTGAATCTAGTAAAGGTTTAATTCCTGCTGCTGAACTAAAGAAAAAAGAAAGAGTTCTTGCTGCTATGAGGGACCTACAAGATAAAGTAGAGTACTATTATAGATATGACAGTGCTGAACTAGAAGCTACAATTACTAATATGCGCGAACAGGGCATGTTTAAGAATGTATCTGATGAGGGTGTTGTCCTTGATGAAGAAGAAGCAGAATCAAGAACTAGAGAGATTCTCCAAAAGAGATACAATATAAAAGAAAAGAATGATCAGAATACAACAAGAGCTGAGGCAGATCTAGAACTCGCATATAAGGAGTATCTCAAGTCTATTGCTGATGTAAGAAAAGATGAGTACTTAGAAAAAAATGCTGATGACGCATTTAAATATATCCTAGATAACTATAGACTAGGTAGAGAAGTGTCTACTCTAAACAAATACATCAACCTATTATATAATCCAAATGAGTTCCTTGACCATGTTGAGAGAAACTATGCATGGATGACACAAGCATATCAGAATAGAAAACAATACTATGATGAACTTGTAAACCAAGAACTAAGTGACATAGAACTCAATGCTCTTCTCAATGAACTAGCTGATAAAAACGTCTATGTTAGTGCTGATGACATCTATGAGTTCCGTAGAAACAATAAGATCCCGGATGAGTTCTTTGACAATGGTAGAAAAATAGTCATTAGAAGAGGTAGTCCAGAATATGATCAATATGCTATGCTATTCTTGGAGGCTGTTAAGTTAAAAAATCTAAATCCAAAAGCTAGAAAAGATACTAATGAGAAATTAGGTATGGAACTAATGCAACTAGCTGTTCAGGAACAAGAAGAACTAGCTGCACTACCACAAAAAGAACAGAGAAAAGAGAAAGGTGATCTTGACATGCTTGGTAAGGAAACTGTAAAGTTATCCGAAGTTGCTAGTCAACTACAGAGTGGAGATACTCTTACTGCATTCTATCTAGTAGATGGGCAACCAAATGAGTTAATAGTCTATAGAGATGGTGATGTAATTAGGTTTAATGATAAGAACGGTGAGGTAATAGATGTACCACAACTTTCATATGATATTATAGATGGTAAGATTTTTACTATTGAAAAAGTTCCTGCAGATGCAATTGAAGCACAGAAGATCAAGAACAAATATGCTCAGAAAAGAGAAGAAGCTATTCGTAATGCTATTGCTGATATAGAATCTACACCACAAGTTAAGACAGAAGACTTTGTACCGTTTACAGTAAATACACCACTTGATCAAATTGATAGAGGTTTATATACAGATCTACAAGTTGAGTTTAATGACTTTGTGGCAGAACAAGATAAGGATGGAAACTATATTAACAAAGATGAGAATGGGGAACCATTAATAGATGTTTATTCTAGACTAACTGAAGAGGAACTCCTTAATAAATTTGAAGAGTTTGTTAGAACAAATCCAAAAGCCAAAGAAGTTATTGAGAACTACAATAAAGAAATGCAGGCTAGAAAGCTTGAAGAACAGGCTATAAGTATTATACCACCTATCATTGACTACAATGGCAAGGAGATGGATATGGCTATGTACACTCTAGAACAAGCTAAAGAAATTCTTGCAGATCTAGAATCACAGTATGCTATTAGATCACAGAAAGAACTAACTGATGAAGAGAAAGAAGATCTACTTATAGATGAGCTCAACATCGCACGTCTGAGAAGATACATTGCTGATGTAGAAGCTTATGGTGAACAAGCTGAGGTTGCCGAGAAAGAATTTTCTTCTGACGCAGAACAACTTGCTGCTGAAACTGCTACGCGTAAAAAGCTAGCAGAACAAGCTCTACAAAGAAGAATAGATCTAGTTGAAGAGAAGAAGAAGCTAATTGAAAAAGAAGAGGCTGAGATAGCTGATACACTAGAATATCTACAACAGTTACTTGATAATACTGTAGAGCTTACTGGTATACAAGTTGAAGATCTGATTAACAAGATAGAACAACTTGACAAAACTACAGCACAGTTACTTAAAGCTAATCAGAAAAAGAGATCTGGTAAGATTAAAGAAAGATCAGGTCTTTATAAACAACAACTGAGAAGAGAGTTTGCTATTGCTAATGATATCATGAATAGAGTTCGTGAACTAAAACAACAACAGGAACAACTAGCTGCTATTAGAAAAGATCTTAAAAAACAGGCTGACTACTATAGAAACCTATTAGCTGACCCTAAGTTTGATCTATTTACTAAAACTGATATCCGCAATAAGATCAAGAAGATTGAGAAGAAGATGGGTACAATCCAGAGACTAATTGAGATTCTTAGAAATGCTATTGCAAGATCTACAGAGTACTTAAAAGAGTATCTAGGTATCTGGAAAAAACAAAACTCTGCACTTTCTAAACTTAAAAAGAATACTGGATATGAAGAAGTTTCTGCTAATCTAGGTGAACTAATTCGTGCTACTGATGACATCAGTAAAATGAAGGTAGAGGGCTTTGCAGAACTTAGCAGACAGGTCAACCAGCTAGAAAGAGATATCAATACTACTATGGACAATGTAGAGTTCATAGATGAGGTTAGAGAACAAGAGACAAATAGAATGATGGAGCTAGAAGCAGCTCTACAGAAGTATCAAGATCAACTTAGATATCTATATGATCTACTTGAACCGGTTGCTGGAGATATTATTAGAGAACCAATTAGTAGCGGAGACGTTAAGAGTCCAGTTCCTACTGAAGTAAGGGCACAAACTGTTGAACAGGTATTTGAAGATGAAGAAGAAAAAACTATTATTTCTACATTCTCCCTTGCTGACATTGCTGATCTAGATCAAGCACTAAGTGAAAAAGCAGGTAGACCACTTACAGCACAAGAACAAAAACTTGATTCTGTAAGAAGTACTATCAGAGAAGTTCTTAAAAATGCATCCTTCATTAAACTGACTGAAGATGGTACCAAGTATATTAATACCAGAACTGGTAAAGAGTATATGCGGGTTACCAGTTACACTAAAGAAGATGAGATCAAAGATCCTAAGTTGGAAACTGAGTCTATGGAAGACTATACAAGAAGACTTAAAGATCTAGGTTATAGTGATAAAGACATTAATAATAAACTATTACTTGCAAGTTCTACTACTCTCGGTAATGCTATTGATGATTATATTAGAGACTTCTTTGCTGGTAAACTAAAAGATACTAGTAAGTATACATTTGCTCCAGTTGAAGAAATAGAAAAACTCAAAGCCAGACTAGAGACTATTAAAGCCTCTCTTGATGCAAGAGGAGAAATAGTTTTAGCTAATAATGTTGTACTATACAATGATGAACTTGGTATTGCAGGTACTGTAGATTTATTAACCTTTGATAGAAATGGTGATGTGAGAATCTATGACATCAAAACAATGAGAGGTAATCAGTTTGCTGAAACATATGAAGGTGAGAACCTAGTTAAATATGAATCTAAGAGGTTTGGTAAATCTAAACGTGAACAGCATACAGAACAGTTATCATTATATAGAATCCTACTAAACAATACTCATGGTCTTAAAGCTAGAACACTTGCTGTATTACCAATTGCATTAGACTATGATGCGGGGGGAAATAGTACAAGAACTATTGATGTACTATCTGGTGTAGAGATTACTCCGCAGGATGCTGTTGGTGCTACTGCAGTTCTTGTTGAACAACAATCTACTTCACAACAAGTACAAAGTAGTCCACAAGCTGCTACAGGAATCAAAGTTGTAACTAGTATACAAAAAGATCTTAGAAATCAGTTAAACCTAATGGGCTATAGTGATTCTACAATTAATCTATTACCTAAAGCAGAAATTGAGTATATTATAAAGAACGGTATTCCAAAAGAACAATATGCTAATAGAGTTGTGACACAACCCATGACAGACAATAATGGTAGGTTCTGGGCACTTCCAGGTGACCCAATTACTATTACATCTATTACAGATAAAGGAATAAATGTTAGCAGAATCAATGGCAAAAGCAGTATCTTTATTACTTTCAATCAATTAACTTCTCAAACAGAAATGAGCACAGCAATCAAACCCCAAGCACCAGTGGTAAAACAAACTGATGATACTAAAGCAGTACTAAAAGAAAGTTCTGATCTAACGCAGGAGGTTATCAAAACAGAAATAAATAATGTTGAAGATAGAATCAAAGATGCTAAGATTGAAGATCTAGAAAGTGATGTGTTTAATTCAAAAATTTGTTAATCAATGGCAATTACTTGTACCCTTGGTCGTGATAATATTATCAAACTTTTAGATGCTGTCTATAAAAAGATGCTTACTACTCCTGCCGGAGAAACTTTTGATGTAAACCAGTACATAAATTATATGTACAATGGTTTTGAAAAAGCACAGGGAAGAGATGCAGCAATACAGTATATTCAACAAATACCATATATTATAGGTAGTGTAGAAGCACAACTAGGTGGTGAACTTAGTTTGAATATGCCCATTGAAGAACTAAGACAAATTACAAGAGCTTTTAGAAATGTTGATACAGGTTTATCTGCTATTGAAAAGTATTTAGGTTTAGCACCACTTACTCCTGAGGAGCTAGCTGCAGAGGCTAATTATAAAGCAAACAATCCTGTAGGAACTACATCAGATCCAATTGATCCGGATGCTGAGATTGAAGAGATTGAACTAAAAAGTAGAACAATTTTTTCTGGAACAGGTCAGGAATTCATAACTCTAGATCCAACAAAGAAAACACAAACTACTGTAGAAAGACTTGACAGAGATAAGACAAGAATTTACAATACAATCTCTAGAATACATAGAACTACTTTTCAGTTTGATACAACTCTAGGTAATCCTATATACCAGGGACAAGAAATTACTCTTGTTCCAATTGCATTAAATAGAATGCCAGATGCTCAGATGACAAAAGAAACATCTGATCTTCTAATTAGAATGAATTCTATTGAGGCCCAGGGTACGGGTACAGGAAAAGTAACCCTACCAAGTGAGGTGTTCATGCTTGTTATCTCAGATAAACAAGGCAGACCACTTTACTTTGATGAGGATGGTAATATTACTACAAAAGAAAATGGTAAGTATGCTTATCAGACTCTTAGAGAAGTAAGACGAGATAGTAGTGGTAAGTATGTAGTTACTAATATGTATGGTATAGAAAATAAAATTATCTTACCAGCAGAAGAAGCTAGACTACGCATGAAAGAAATGGGGTACTCAACCCCTGTTGAATTCAAAGCAAAAACTGGTAAGACCATACAGCAATTTGCTGCAGAAATTGAAGCAGAACAACAAGCAGAGGCTAAACAACTATATGATCTAAGACAAAAGTTAATTAAGGGTGAGAAGTTCATTCTACCAATTACTGGAGCTAGTGAGGGTGTATCTAATACTAGTATCAAGAACCTAAAGATAAATCAGCTTGAATCATTCTATGCAAGAGAATCTAATGGGAAAACACTTAGTGAACTAATTATTGGTAACATACAAACTCTAGATAAACCTTCTTATGGTTTTGGTAGTGGTGAGACTATTATAAAGTTGGGTAATGGTACAATAGTACAACTAGATAGATCTGATATCAAATCAGATTTAGCTACCAAGATTGCTGAAGTACTAACTTCAGATGAACTAACTCCTACACAAAAGTTTGACTGGTATAGTCAGTTCTATGCAAAGGAGATAGTAGACATTCCCAATTCAACTAGAAGACATCAGGTATACTTTGATAGGGATACTAATGTGATTACATTTAAGTACTTTGCTTTTACAGGAAAACAGGTTGAATTAAGTGACTCAAAAGTCAATCCATCCACAACACTCAATCTAGAAGATAAGAATCTAAAAGAAAGTAATAAGAAGAAGATCTTTGAAATTCTCATGAATGGTAAGACCTCTGAGTCAGGAAAATACTATGCAGCCAAGTTTGATTACAGTCAGCCCCTATTAAGTAAGGGTACCTATATGGACTATGTAGATGGGGAGCGTGTAGAGAAAAACTATATAGACTTCTTGAGACAACAAGATGGAGAAATAATATTAGGTAAAAAAGGTGTTCCATTATTCAATGCCTATGTTAAATTTGGTCTACCAACTGGAGTACTAGGTGAAATTACAAATGATCAATCTGAAGAAGTAGATAATAGATCTGAAGTCCGTAAGTTTAAAGACAAGATGGTTGAAGCAATTTTATTTGCTGATCCAAAAAGTATTACTGGAGAAGTAGTAGAAGTTAGAGAAACACAAACTAAAGATAAAATACCAACCTATACATTAGATGTAAGAATAGATGGTCAAGAGGGAGTGCATAAGTTCTACCTAAGCAGTAAGGCACAAGTAGGTGATAAAGTTTATCTTGAAGTTAAAGATGTAGTTGATAATGGTTTCTTATTTAAAGATACTGTAAAAGCATATACTGAAGTAGAGGGTAGAATTTATGATATGGGGTCTCTTGCTGAAAGAGATTTTAGTGCTAATGAACCTAGAAGAGAACCTATTCCTGTTCAAACTGTAACTGCAGAGAGAGCAGCTGAAGATGAAGCTGTAGAATCAGTAGAACCATTTAGCAAAACTGTAACAGAGGATCAGGCTAAAGCTGGTGATGTAAATATTACTAATCCACCATATACTAATCAACCTGAGGATTCAACAGATATAAGTGACCTAATTGATAATTTTGAACTAGACAGATCAGCTAGCCTACCAAATGGTGTAACTGCAGCACAAGTAGAAAATGCAATCAAGTGGTGGAAAAACTCTCCACTTAGTAAATATATTAGACTATTCCCTGCAGCTAACATTGTAAACTCTAATGTATACGGTAAGTTTGTTGCAGCTGGTGCAAGATTAATTACTGATATGAACCTTGACCTTGACGGTAAAATGGGTGCTATCTTAATCAATCCAACCACAGGCGGCACAATGGTAGACGCATATCATGAGGCATGGCACGTATTCTCTCAGTTGTTCCTAACAAAAGAAGAGAAGACTGCATTATATAATGAAGTAAGAAAACTAAAACCTGAATATGCTAATCTCTCTGCAAGAGAAGTAGAAGAAATGTTAGCTGAAGATTTTAGATCTTATGCGCTTAATCCAAAAGTAATTAAGGGTCAACCAAAAAGAAATACACTCTTTAGAAGAATACTTAACTTCCTCAAAAAGTTATTTAGAATTACACCTTCTACAGCTGATTTAATTAGGGGTGAAGAACTTGCAACAGAAGGTGTTGCAGGTGAGCTATTCCAAAACTTATACTTTGCATCTAAGAATCCAGCACTGCTCAATAACTATACACCATTAATTACTAATGTTGCACTTGATGAGCTAAACCGTGGTATAGAACAAGTCAACAATAATCAAGAAGATGCTCTTGATGAGATTGACTCTGCTCTTGTTATTGAATCACTAGACTCACTGCTATCAACAGTTGTTGACAATACATTTGAGAAAAAGGGAGCTCTAGATGCAGCAATATCTATTATTAGTAATGAGAATAATAAGAGCCAGTTCTTTGATTTTGCAAGAAAGAGATTTCTAAAAGATATTGAAAACATACAAGGTCAACTTAATGTAAAGCCAGCTAAATCTTTTAACTCATTTGAAACACTTCAGAACCTTGAAGATAATGCTGTTGCTATTATTAGGAGTAAAGAGGGAGATGATAAGTATATCTTCTTAAAAGGTCAGGTTGAAGACTTTAGTAATCTTAATTTAGATACCAAGAGTGGTGAAAGAATTAAAGGTGAACTATACAAAGGTACTATTGAGATTATAGGTGACTACTATAGTCATAAGACTATTAAGTCCAAAGACAAAGATGCAGTTGACATCATTGTTGTAAATTCATTAGAAGAAGCTCAAGCCCAATTTGATGCATATGAAAAAGATGATGATACTTCTTTTACAGATATTGAGCTCTTTCCAGATAGAACAGTAGGTGCTTTTGAAGTTGACTATGATCAGGCTGCTCTCTTAGACAATCTAAGAGTTTTACAAGCGGCAAGAGACAACTGGGATAAGGTTATTAAATACTTTGAAGAGAAGTCTTCATTTAATATAATGACCAAAAAAGTAAAGATTCAAGAAACTGATCCAGAAAATGATACTCAAGATGAAGATGCTCAATTAGATGCAACTAAGTCTCAGAAATTTGATAAGGGTGCTGATGTAAATTTGCTAGAGATTGTAGATAAAGAAGTAGTCTATATTCTAAAAAGTTTGTTTGCAGTTACAAGAGACTCTAGAGGAAAACCAATCTATGAGTACAATAAACTTGGTTATAAGAAACTTGCAAATTACAAAAAGGTCTGGAATGCTGTTGTAAGAGCAACAAATAGTACTAAGGATCCTAGACAGATGTACAAGAACATTCAAGATGCTATTGCTACATATCCTGAACTAGAACAACTTATTAAGTTTAGACTTCCGAATCCAGAATCAATTGGTGCAGAGGGTACAATAGGTAACAAGATGAGATCATTTGGGATTGTTACATCCTTCTGGTCTGTGTTTAGTTTACCACGTGTGCCATACATGCAACTTACTGTGTTTAGAAATCAGTATGAAGAGATTGATAATAAAGGAAACAAAAAGATAACTAGATCTGAAACAAGTGGAGTAGAAGTAACTAATGCATCTACTGATATTAGTAATACCATCCGTAAGTTTGAGGCTAGTTTTGCAGCAAGACTAGATAGTGCATTTACTAGAAGAGATGCTGACAACAATACTATTCTAAAACTTGATAAAATCATTGAACAGTTTTCAGATAGGTCTGGTAACTTCAAAACAGGCAGTGAGTTCTTGTTCTTAAATGCTATGGGCTTCAACTTAGATGACCTTGGTAAGATCAAACAAGAACTATCTGATCCCAATAATGCCAAATATTTTGGTGTTAGTTACATATTTGATACAATTAAAGATCTAAATAATGCTCAGAAAGCTGGATCAATGTCTGATGGAGCAAGAAGGATTCTTAATAATTTTATGAGAAATCCAATTACTGCACTCAGGAATGGTATAGATCCTGGAGTAATAGGTCTGAAGGATAGTTTTGTATTTAAAAAAGGATCTAAACAAAGTACCCAGATTGATAGAATTGTAACTCTACAGAATAAATTTGGTTCAACTGCTTCTACATTCTCAGTACAGAATCCTGAAAAGAATAGGGTTAATGAACATGTTAATGATAGTTCACTAACAGTTATTGCTGATGCTATAAATACCGCTAATGGTAGAACTGATATGTACCGTTTTGGTTCAACTGCAAAGCATCTTGATCCCTCTATAAACCCATTTGCAGAGTCATCACTTGCAATAAGATCAATGTTCTTACCAGATAATACAAAGAGACCTAATAGATCTGTTATGGTTGAGACAATTTCTGGTACTCAAACAATTAATACTATAATTGGTCAAAATGGTTCTATTAGAGATGGTGCTATCACAGGTTCAAATACTACATCTTTAGATAAGAGAGGTAAGTTCATCCAAGAGATGCACACGTTCTTAAAGACTGGTAGAGTAGAACTAATGCGCCCTGGATCCAAGAACTCATCTTTTGGTTGGAAAATAGATGGTGGTATAGCTACAAGTGCTATAAATAAAAAAGATGCACATCTCTATGTTGATATTGAGTCTCTTCTACCAAATACAGCCGGTGAAGCTGATACTATAGAGACCATTATGATTCCATATTTATCTTCTGAGCTCAAGAGAATTAACATTTACAATGAGAGTCCTGAAGCTAAGAACTATGTTGGCTATAACAGAGAGTTTAAAAATGGTAAAACCTTTGGTGAATCATTTGTCTACTTTGATGGTATACTAACTGAAAATACTCAAAATGAAATCCTAGAAAAGGTTAAGAGTCCTGGAGTTAAATTACAAGACTATCTTAAAACAGATCCTGAACTAGCAAAGAAGATAAAGGCTGAGATCAAGGGATACTTTACTAACAAGACAAATGAGCTCTATAACTATTTAAAACAAGCTCCATTTGTTGACAAAACACTCATGGATAGATTAAAGTTTGATAATCTAACCAATGAGCAAAGAGAAAAAACATTAGTAAAAGCTTTCATGTACAACTACTGGATCCATAATATGGAGACTAGTATCCTATTCTTGGGTGACATTGCTCAGTATGATCATAAGAAACAAGAACTACATAAAAGAATTTCAGGTCTCATATCAAATGGACCTAGAGTTAGAAGTGATTTAGATGCACAAACATTCAGTCAGTATCTTGGAGAAACTTCATATGCAGCAAGTGAGAACATGGCTCCTATTATGTATAAGGGTTATGTTAATACTGCTATTATGCAGGAAGTACAGAGAGAGAGTATTTATGCTGATGTAATCCGTAAGGGTCTTACTGCTGATTATGAAAGAAGATATAAGAACAGAAACATTCCAAATAAAGAAGCTCTTATTAAAGAACGTGTTGAAAAGGAAGTAGCTAAATATTCTGCTGACGAACTTAAAGAAGCAGATGGTCAAGGATACATTACCTTTGATGCATATAGAATGCTTAAGGTATTACAGAATAAATGGTCTGACCCACAAGAAAATCTATACCAGAGAATTGTAAATAAAGAAGATGTAAAAGCATCTGAGATTATTGAGATGTTCCCGGTTTATAAATTACAGAACTTTGGTTTTGTTGAAGGCACAGTACTCCCTGTAACTGCAATGCACAAGTTTGCACTTATGCCTCTAATTCCAAGTATGATTAAGGGAACTGATTTTGAGTCACTTCACAAACAGATGATGACGGAAAATGTACATTATGCTACATTTGAGTCTGGTTCTAAAGTAGGTCATATTGCACCTACTGGTAGTAAAGCCGATATAGTATTTGAAGATGCTGCTCAAACTATTGTTAAAAAGAACATCAAGTTTACAGTAAACACGATACATGCAGGATTTCTAAAAGAAGCTGCTTCTGTAAATAGTAAGTACAAGGGTGAGACTGTATTCTCTACACAGTTGAGAGCCCTAATTACTAGTGGTTTATATCAACAAGGTCAGCTGGTTAATAAAGATTATGCACCAATTGTAAATGAGTATAAGGAGACTGTAGACTTCTATACTGATCTCCTTAAGTATGAACTACTAAATGAGATTGAGTATAATAAAGACGGTAACAAGCTTGTAGGTAAACCTGATAAGTTTTTAAAACTAATCAGAGAGAACTTAGAAAGAAAAGACTATCCAGATCACTTACTTAGACAACTTCAAACAAATAGTGATGGAACACTTAAGGGTGATCTATCATACTTTATAGATAGAAAAACTATTGAAAAAACTATTCTATCTATTGTAGAAAAGAGATTTGTAAGACAGTATGTCAAAGGTGAACCTCTTGTACAAGTAGCCAGCACATTCAGTAATGGTCTAATTACAGGTGGACCAAGATTTGAAAAACCAACTGATGCTGAGAGAAAGAAGTTTCTAGGAACTAATAACCTTCCATTCTACCACCCTGGTGAGGATGGTAAAACCAATGCAATGAAAGTTGCTATTGCTTTACAGGGTGACTTTGAAAACTTACTGAATCTAAAACACATTGATGGTAAACCTATTGAGACTAGACAAAGACTCAATGAGATGATCAAGAATGAAAAGTGGTTAGATACTGAAGATAACAGAAAGAAGATCACTATGGCTGCTGTACGTATTCCTGTACAGGGTCTTAACTCTATGGAGTTCATGGAAGTATATGAGTTCTTAGATCCAGCAGCAGGTAACCTAATTATGCTACCAACAGAGATTGTTGCTAAGTCTGGTGGTGACTTTGACGTTGATAAACTTACCACATTCTTCCCTAACATTGATAAGAATGGTAATCTATATAAAGCTCCTGCTAGTAATAAAGACTTCATGGCAGAAGCAAATAAGATTAAGGATAAGAAAGCTAGAAAGAAGTTTATTGAACAACAGAAGTTTGCTACACAAAATCAATTTATTGATAGTATTAGATCTATCCTTGAGCTACCTGAAAACTATGCTCCACTAGTTAGACCTAATGATACCTATATACTAAAAGATCTTGCTGATAAACTGCAGGATGATGTTAGTACTTATGATAAGTTCACCAAACAAAATGGTGAGATTAACATGAAGGGTGACAAAAAGATACTTAGCCCTACTACTACATTAGAGCCACTATACAATTTAGCCAAACATGAGGAGAATTTAGTTGGTAAAGCAGTACTTGGTATTGCAGCTATTGAAAACAAACTAAGTCCAATGTTTGATGCTGCTGGTGGTAAAATGCCACTGACATATAAAGCTACCAAATATGTAAATGGTAGATATGTTGTAGATACTAAGAACCCTGCTGAGTATAATATGAGACTGAATCTCCGTCACAATAAAATTGGAGATCACATTTCTATATCAGATACTGATACCGCTGATGGTATTGATAAGATTGCTGATGTATATTCTCAAGGTATGAATGGTTGGGTAGATGTAGAAAAAGACGAGTGGATCTTCTATATCCAAGGTAACTATGAGATTGCTCCAACATTTCTATACTTAATTAAAGCTGGTGTACCTGTAAGAGATGCAGCATACTTTGTATCACAACCAATGATCCGTGAATTTGCAGAACAGCAAAGACTTATTGGTGGTGACTATGGTGCAATTTTAGGAATAGCACCAAGTGCATCACAGTTCACTAAGTTCCAATCTGCTAGAGATGTAGTAAATAAATATACTGCAAGATATTTATATGCTATCATGGATGGTGTGAGACCTGATATTGAATTCAATGTTGAGTTTAGACCAGTGGATGACTTTAGAGAGCAGCCAAAACCAGTGATGACTAAGGTTAAGAAGAGACAACTTGCACTAGAAATCCAGAGAGGAAATATTAATCCTTTTGAAATAATGAGAATATATCCGGAAAAAGGTGGACCATCAAAAGCTGATATCTATTTTGCACCAGACCTAAGAAACCAACTATACTATAATGCAGCTGATTTTGCTATAAAGAAAGCTGAAAGAGTAGATGGTAACTTCTCAGTAGACATGATGCAGGATATCATTGAAGGTAAAAAGAATGTAAATGATCTTAACAATGAGCAGATTATAGCTCAGATGGGTATGTTCTTACATTTCTATGAGATCCAAAAACAACTCATGGGTCTATCTGCAATGAAGAGACTCCTAAAACCAGATACAAAAACCTATAGTAACTTCCAACAGGTATATCTAGATGATGTAAACAGAGATCTCTTAGATGAGAATAGTAAGATTGATCAAGTAACTAAGGAAAGGCTATTCAAGCAAAGTATTGTAAGCTCACTCTTTGACAAGAGCATCATCACTGATGTTGCTGCTCCAATGATGGATCTCATTAACAACAGTATTACCAATAATGCTATTAAAGAAATTATTGCCACTAGAGATATATCATCTTTTGGTATTGGGACAGATGGTGTTGTAGCTTTCATTGATGCTTATAAAGATGCTATAGTAAACTTTATATACCAGAACTACTTATCAAATTTTGTAGATGCAAGGGGTAATATTATTTCTGTACCAGAAACTTATCGTGATGCAAATGTTACTAACAATAAAGCATTAGATAATGATGCTATCTATACAGATAAAGGGTTCATCATAAACCTTGATAACATCAAGAGAGACTACAGAGAAAAAGCTTATCTAGCTAATTCAGAGGCTGGCACAGCTTACAAAAATAGAGATGGTCTAAAACCATTTAATATTACTGAAGATCCATTTACTACAGAAGAGCAGTACATCAGATACGTTTTAGAAAGAGCATACCAAAAGACTCAGGGTCTAACTGGTTTACAACTAAACCAAGTATCTCTAATGACTGTATACAATCCAAGTGCTCTCACTAAAAATACTGAATACTCATATACCAAAATGGTACTTGATCTTGTTGATGAGTTTCCTGGTCTTAGATCTGAGTATCCTGTATTAGAACAACTGTCCGCTAGAGCTTCTAGAGATAGTTATCTTCTAACTCTAAATGACAGAGATGTAGTAGATGGTAGTACTAAGAGTCAGTATGCTGCTAATATCAGAGCACTTGGTAACCCAAGAATTCAGAAAGTTAGGGGAGATGCTAATAACAGAATTAGTGCTATCTTCAGTCTTCTTCCAAAAATAGCAGTGTATCAACATGGTAATGGAACTACTCCATTTGGATTAGAGCTAGTAGTACCACAAGAAACTGTTATTGCAGCCACTAGAAATGCTGGAGATTTATTTAAACTAAACTACTGGACTCAAGATACTCTTAATCTAATATTTGATAAGCTGGTATCTGTTGAGAACAACCGTAAGTTATTTAAGAACTATTTACTTACTCCGGTACAAATTAACAATCCTTCTAATGTAAGAACTAATATTGAGCCATCATTTGATCCAGAAGAAATTGTAGGTACAGTTGGTCAACAAACTCAACCTGTTACACCTACAAATCAGATTGACTTCCAAGAAGATCAAAATACAGGTTATTCTGCAAGAACTAGAATAAATGCATCTGCTGATGCTACTATAGCACTAGCTACTGATTTTAATAGTGCTGGAGAAAAGTTGACTAAGTCTTCTGTGCTAGCTCAAAATAAAATGTACATTCCTATTGATGCTAGTTCTATAGAAGTTACAGCTGAGAGAGTAAATAGGATAGTAGATATGTTGAATTCTGTCAATGCAAAAACTCTGAACATTGCTGGAAATGGTATCTATACAATGAGGGGTAAATATACTCAAGCTCAAATAGACAATTTCACATACGGACTTCTAAAAGCTGTTACAGAATCACCTAGACTAAATAACAAGATTGAGTCTGTAAGAAGTGGTGGTCAGACTGGTTTTGATGAAGCTGGTGCAAAAGCTGGAATAAGATTAGGCTTACCTACAATTGTTCTTGCACCTAAGGGCTGGAAGTTTAGAAACATATCGGGAGTTGATATATCAAGTGAAAGTAGCTTCAAGTCTAGATTCTCCAATATCAATAGTACTGCTAGTGATGAACTGTTTGGTCTGGATATATCTAACCAACAAAACCTTGAGTTCCAAACAGGTACACTTAATCAAGTATCTAATTTCCTTGATGCTGTTGGTATTGAGCAGAGACTTGTTCCAGAAATTCTATCTGCTAATGGTTCTGTTGTAGATAATGCACTTGCTGTAGCCAACTTCATGCAGGGTACAGTAGACATCATAGACCAATTTGAAAAGAGACCTCTTGCATGGAACAAACTTCCTGAAGAGGCAGCTCACTTCTGGTACAGATTGTTAAAAGCTGATAGTCCACTTAAGAAGGCTCTATGGGATGCTCATGAAACATCAGTTAAGAATAATGAACTATACAGAACCCAATACGGTAATCTAGTTAGTAGTCCAGAAGATCTTACCGAGGAGTCTATTGGTCAGTTAATTGCTGCTGCAATCAAGAGAGTAGAAACTAGAGAGAGCACTCCAGAGGATAATTCTTTCTTTACTAGGTTTATTAACTTTATTAAGAGAGTACTTGGTATCTATAAACAAAATGAAACCAAAGAAGATATATTTGAAGTTGCTGCTATTAAGATATTAAGCTCAGATCTATCTGATCTAATGACGTGGGAAGAATATCTTGAGCTAAGTAATCAAGCATTCCCTGATACAGCAATAACTGAAGCTTCTATAGATCCTGTTGACTACGCATACTTCCAAGATAACTTGTTGATCACAACAGATGAGGAAGGTAACAACCTCTTTGCTGTAGCAGACTCACCACTGTTCTCTACAATAGAAGAACTTGATAGTTGGGTATATGCTAATACTAATTATGCTCAAGATTCTAAACAAGTAATCCAACAGATAGAAGATCAGAAAAAGTTTGTAGATAGACTTCTCAATAAAACATATAAGAGAAAAACAAGGTATCTAAGAAAGACCCTTAATAAACTATATAGTATCTATGATAAAGGAATGCCTAGTATTCCAATGTACTTACAAAATGTAGAGAGTAGGTTTGCAACTGGTAGCAGTTTAAGCTTAACAAAGAAACTAACTCCAGAAGAAAGAAAAGATCTAGAAACTGCAAGAGATTATCAAACAATTACACCTACACTAAAAGCAATTCCTCAGATACTAACCAAGTACAAGAAGAATCCAATTTCACTTTCTGAAAAACTAAAAGTAGATGGTGTAAAGAAGGAGGAACTTGCATTACTACAAAATGTAATTGAAGCTATTAAGGCAGAAAACCCTAATAAAAAGTCCATTACTGCAGAAGAATTTGTTAATGAAGCATATGTTTTCCTAGAAACAAATTACATGCTAGGCTTTGCTAATGAGCTAGATCACTTGGACTATATGGTATACAATACCTTTGAAGATACACGATTACCATCTGGTGACCCAGTACTCCACCAAAAAATATCTCTAAGATTTAATGATACATATTATAAGAGAGCTCCACACTTTAGTCTTGCACCTTCAGCATTTGCAAGTTTAACTGCATTCCCACAAGATAAATCTGGAAGGGTAGCTGTATTATTACATGAAATCCAAAATGACCAGATTGAAACACTGAGAGAAGGTACATCAAGACTTAAAACATTATCAAATCCACTACAAAAATATGTAGATGAAATGACAGATGTCATGAAAGATGCTGAGGCTCAAGTAGCAACAGGTGGGTTTGAAATATTATCTAATGATCCTAAACATCTAAATATATTCAAATCTCCTGTCTATCAAAGAGTAATTGATAATAGATTAAAAGATGATGATTTTAGTTATAAGCAGTTTAGAGATCTCTATCAGCATGATCAGATCTACTTAGAACAACCATCTCAGTATACTGACACTATAAGACGTCAACAAGAACTGCTTGATGGTCTATATACTCAAACTAGAATAGTAAACAGCATTAGATCTACTGGTGGTTTTGAACAGTTCCTATCAGAAGATGATAAACAGATGATAAAGAAAGCCATAGAAGATGCTAATAGAACTACTGGTAATAATAGACAAAGCTTTCAGTTTCCAGAACAAGTCTATAAAGATATGTTCTCAAAAATACAAAAGAAGTTCCCTGCTTTTAACCGCGCAGAATTTGATACAATGTTCTCCCAACAATATGGTGGTGTTATTAAACCACAATATCAACCAAGAACAAATAGAACCCAGCTTAATACTTCTGTTAACTACTTCTTAAAAGTTGTACTACCAAATGCTATTACTAATTCACTTAACAAAGATATTGCAAACAAGAAGCAATTTGTACTATCTAATATTGCAAATAGAAATAAAGCATACTTTGTTGAGAGAATGCTTAAGCTTACAAGAGATGAGTACAATGTATTAGTAAATAATATTAACTACAACTATAATGAACTTGTAAGACTAAGAGATGAAGCATCTGCAATAGCTCTTAATGAGAGAATGGCACAAGATTATGATAGTAATTATGGGGCATGGCGCCTTGATAGTTTAAAAGCTGACTCAGAAGAGCTAATAAAAAGAGCAACTGAACTAAGTGAAAATCAAACTGAAGCTATTGAAGCTGCTAAAACAGATCTTGAAAAACTTTTAAATGTTGAGTTACAGTATTTCATGCCACTAATTCATCAAGTACTCCAGACACACATTAAACAATATGGTAAGGAGACTCCTCTATTCTTTACTGGTTCTGATGCAACTATGTTAACCCAAGCAAATCCAAGAACAGCACAAATCTATGCTGGTCCTGAAGAGGTTAAGTACTCAAGAGAAGAAGTTGACATGATCAAATATAAACTAGCATATGATGAGCAACTTACTTTAAAGATGAATGACTACAATATTGTTGTAGAAAAAGATCGTGTAACTGGTGATCCAATTCCACAAGATGAAATGGACTTTGCTCTAAAAGCACTAACTGAAGCCAAAAAGAATCCGCAGACTAATGATGATATAATAAAAAGACAAGTTCAATTAACACAAGGTTCACCAATTTCTGTTGGTGCTATTTACACTATGTTAAGTAAAGTACCGGGTGTATCACTCCAGTACCAACCAAAGATTGATGGTCTAAAAGGAAGTACTGGAGGTTATTTAGTTGATTTAACAAACTATAACTTTAATCAACCATTACTATTTGGACTAGACTTTAGTGCACAAGAGAAAAAAGAGAACACATATCCTAGGCTTACACTTGCAGAGTCAGATATCAAGAAGATTATGAATGGTACTAAGACCATGACTAATAGAATTAATGCTCTATCTACAGATTCTGAGTTCTATACTATGGACAATGGTGCTATTGTAAAAGTTAAGTACCTTGGTGAGGCTACAGTAAATAATAAAACAGATATTGTTACTATTACAAATAAGGAGACCGGTTCTAAAACAAATAGAACTCTAGATCAATTTGCTAAATCAGAAGGATTTAAGAGTGCTGCTGATTTTAAGAAGAACAATCTTCTTAGTGCTAGCTTCATGAATAAAGGTCAGGCTAGACAGGTCTACCAAGTAGAGCCGGTAAATAGTGTTAGAAGTGTTTCTGAAGGTTCTGTTTCACCTGAAGCAAATCCAGAAATTACTGAATTCAATACATATTTAGAGGAGAATAATGGTGTTTTCCCTAAAGAATTCAATTCATCTAATGGTAGAAGATACTTACTAAATGATAACAATCTGTATGATCTTGTCAGTCCTGATGGAAAAACTATGTATCTTAGAAACATGGATCTCAGAACTGGAAAAGTTGAGAGAGTTCCTGAAGTAGTTGTACCTGTAACAGAAGAAAGAAAGAAGCAGTCAATTAGAGATATCAAAGAAATGATAAACCTAATGAGTCTAGATCTTGCAATGGCAGAAGATGGGTATAATATATTCCAGTTAATGGAAGACATCAAGAATGCTACTACTATGAGTGAAGTTGAAAGGATTGAAGAAATAATTAGAAAATATACTTGCTAAATCATGTCAATTAAGAAGTGCATAAATAAAAACAGCCAGGAGTGGAAGGACCTTGTAATCAAGAACAATGGTAATGAAGCACTGGCTGAACAAGAATGGTATAGAGAAGGTTTTGGTGACCGTGATGATCTCAACTATTATCCGGAGGCAGAAGAAGAAGATAAAGTTACTGAAGCTGACAAGGCTACAACACCTATTGAAGATCTAGTAAATGATGTAATTCTAAACTTAGAAGCTAAGCTTGCTGTACTACAGAGAAAAAAAGTTCAGAACTATGAAAGAACTAAGAATGAAATCAAAAGACTAGTAGAACAAGTCCGTGATGTAAAAGGTGTACAATCTATTATGCTCTTTGTGGATGACGTTTATGATAAAGCTATCGTTGCAGAGAAACAGTTCAAATCATTTGTAAAGTCCATCAACCAGCAGTCAGGTAAGGCTGCAATAGATCAGCTCATTGCATTCTATGACTTTGCTAACAGATATGAACTACTTGATGAGATATCCAAAGAAGATGTCTTTGAGCACTTTACCAGTGATCTGTCCCCGGAGGAACAAGAAGCTGCAGGAATTAAATCTCCACAACAAAAGCTTACTTATGCTATTAGTGTAAGAAATCAGATCAAGCAACAGGTATCACAATATGGTATACCTTTAATTGCTGACTGGTTAATGACATATAAGTCTGAAGCCAGAGAAGGTCTTGGTGAAGAAGTAAAATCACTTGAAGCTGATATTGCAAGAGTAGAAGCTAATACTAGAATATCTGATGAAGTAAGGGAAAAAGAACTAACCAAACTTAGAGACAGACTTAGTAAAGTAAAGGGCTTTAATCTAACTAAGGAGAGTCTTGTAAGATATCTACGTGAGATCTCTGGAGATATGTCAGGCTTTGAATATCTAACAGGGGCAATGATTAGTGCTGCAGATCCGGTTCTCTCAATCTTTGCAAAAGCTATAAAGACAGAAATGGATAATGCCAGAATCAAGAATATACAACTTGAGCAAGAGGCTGCTAAAGTATTTGAAGAATACGTAAGTGCTGTTGGTGGTAATAGAGATAATCCTGCTGAGCTTAACAGAGGTCTGTATGAGACAATTAGAATACCACAAAGAGATGCTGTTGGAAGGGTGATAAGAATAGCAGGTGAGATTCAATATGAAGATAGAGTATCTTATGTACAAAAATATGATATGTCTAAGTACTTTGCTGAAAGACAGAATTTACCACAAGCATTTGTACTATCTGATAACCCATCCCCACCTGAACTTGATGCATATAGAATAAGACAAGCTGCTAGAAGAGATTGGTTTAAAGAGAATACCCAGCCAAAGTCAGCTAGTGAGATTCAACAGATACTTAATGGTAAGCAAAGAGAGCTCAATGCTAGAATTATTACACAAGATGAGTATGATAACTGGTACTCAAGTGTAGCATATACAGATCCAGCTACGGGCCAACTAGTCTATATGGGTGAGTTAACGGAACCAAGTAATAAGTTCCTAAACAAAGCTTGGTTAGAATTATATGACCTGAATGGTAAGCCTAAGAATGCTAAAGGAAAGTATCATAAGTGGTTAACAGATACTTACTTATCATATCAAGAAGGTCTACCAGAAGCACAGCAACCGGGATATCTTTTACCATCAATCTATAAGACCAATGGTGAGAGAATGATAGACAATCCAAGAAGAGGAGTTAAAACACGTCTTCAAGAACAGTTTACTTTTATGGAGGGTGATACTCAGTTTGGTCCAGCAACTATTGCTGGTACTAAAGAGAAGTTCATTCCTGTATACTATACCTGGAGTATTAAACCAGAAGATGTGAGTCTCAACTTAATGAGATCAACTCTAATGTTTGCTGGTATGTCCAACAACTTCAAAGCACTAAATGATATCCACTCTGAAGTTGTACTATACAAGAAGATAGTAGGTGAACGTGATGTAGCTGAGACCAATGTAAAGGGGGATCCATTATTAAATCCTCTTGCTAAAAGACTTGGTATAGAAAGATACATTACTAAAGAGGGAGAATCTTATTCTGCTAAAAGAGTAAATGACTTCATAGATATGATAATCTATGGTGAGATGGATACAAGACAAAGTGTGCTTGGTCTATCAGCAAATAAACTTACTGGAAGTTTAATTGGTTTTGCAGCTCTAACAAGTATTGCAGCTGATATAATGAAGGGTGTTGCCAATAACTTACAAGGTAATATCCAGGTACTAATTGAAGCAGCATCTTCAGAGTTCTTTAGCATAAAGAATCTTATGCGGGGTAAATCATACTACATGAAATCTATACCAGGTTTCTTAGGAGACTTTGGTAAGTTCACTGCAGATAGTCTTGGTGGTAAACTCTTTGACCTATATGATCCAATGCAGGGTGACTATATGGATAACTTCGGTAGACTAGTAACTGCTTCAGTAGCTAATAAACTATTCAGAGTAGATACACTATTCTTTAACCAACACTTTGGTGAACATGAGATACAAGTATCAAACCTGTTTGCACTTCTTGATGCTACTACAGTAATAGACAATGAATCTAATCAGGAGATGTCACTACTAGATGCCTATGAAAAATATGGTGTAGAGGAGATTTATAACAAAACAGACTTCACTGATGGTAAGAGACAGAATGTAATGAATAGACTACATGCTCTCAATAAGAGAATGCATGGTATCTATAATGATTTTGATAAAGCCACGGCTCAAAGATACAGTCTAGGTAAACTTGCTTTCATGTATAGAAAGTATTTAGTTCCAGCTTACAAAAGAAGATTTAAGAATCTTGGCTATGATGAGGAACTTGGTGCACCTACAGAAGGTTACTATAAAACTTTCTGGAATCTTTATCTCAAGAACCTAGTAACTCTAAAGACTAGTCTCATCAAAAACTGGGCAGATATGTCTCCGTTTGAAAAAGCTCAAACTAAAAGAATAATTGCAGAAGCTACACTTATCCTAGCACTTACAGCACTAGTTATGGTCTTAAGAGGTATGGCAGATGATGATGATGATGAGCTCAAGAAAAACTGGGCTTACAACTTCGTATTATATCAAGCAATCAGAATGCGGAGTGAAACATCTCAATATGTACCAATATATGGTATTAGAGATGCCTATAGAACTGTTAAGTCACCATCTGCAGCTACTACTACTATAGATAGAGCTATTAAATTTACAGATCAGTTTTTTATACAATCACTAGATCCTGAAAAAGCAGTATACCAAAGAAG